GGCCGGAGCAAATGGAATTGCAGAAAAGTTTCAAATTGAAGGCGCGAGCGTTCTTGTTTTAAAAGGCCAATATGAAGATTTAACAACTGCTATTTATAATAAACGAAAAGCTTCTATTGACGCGGCAAAACAAGATTTAGATATTTCTAAGGCTGAATAGGGTCAATATATTGAGAATGAAATCAATAATAGTGATTATAAAACTTATAGAGAAACAGAAAATACTAAATATGCTTGGCAGACTATTGATGGTAGAATTGTAAATGATGAAGTTTTTGATTCAGTAGAAGAAGCTAATAAAAGATTACAAGATTTATATGCTAGAAGATTAGAAATATATAATAAATTTGGTACTGTTACTGCTGCTGAATAGGGAAAATTAGAACAAGAATTAACTGAAATAGATAATTTAATAACTGAATTTTCTCAAGCAACTATTGGTGCTTATGGAGATACCGCAGAAAGTTATTTATTTAATTTTTCAGATCAAATATATGGTGTTGATGAATTTAATGAATAGGCTAAAGAAGCTGCTCAAAAAGTTATTGATATTTGGGAAGAAGCTAATAAAGAAATTGAAATAGGTATTTCTGACGTTGAGGGTTCCAGAGGTAATCTTCAAATTTGGTCTGAAGGTGGAGCAGATAATTTCTTAGATACTTATAAAGCTATTGAAGAGTTTAAAACTCAATATGTTGCTACTTTTGAAAATGCTACAGATGCTATTAATACTGGACTTTATAAAAGTATTGATGAATGGCTTAAAAAGAATCAAGAAATGTTTGAGCAATATCAAGCCATTATAGATCAATATGATGATTTAGAATTAACTCCTGATTTAGATAGAACTGAATAGTTATATATAGCAAAACTTCCAGAAGGTGAAATTACCAATCTTCAAGAATATGAAGGATTGCTTAAAGAATTATATGGAGTATTAGAAAAAGCTGGTGTTGCTGAAGCTGATTATGATAAAGTTCTTCAAGCCAGATTTTCTAATTATAATCAATATATAGATTTAGCAACTAAACTTAAAGCGGTTGATGAAATAATAAATGAAAAAAATTTATCTGATGCTGAAAAAGAGTGGCGTCAATAGGCTAAAGAATATATTGAAAAAAATAGAGCTGAAGATTTAGAATTCTTTGCTTTTATAGATTTTGATGAAGTAAAAAGTGAAAAAGAATTAAATAAAGTTTTAGATCATTTAAAAGCACAAAGTGAAAATGAAGATAATATAATAAAAATTCAAGATTAGATTACCGCTCTTGATGAAAATAAATTTAAAAATAATATGAGTCATAAAGAGCTTCTTGCTTTCAAAGAGGAATCTGGAATTGATTGGGACGGAGAAGCTGAAGCGGCAGGATTAGTTTGGTCTAAATTCTTATAGGCTAATGATAAATAGCGTAAAGAAATGCTAGATCAATATTACGTTTATCTTGAAGGAAAAGAAAAAGAATATTATACTGAAAAGGCTCAATTAGCTAGTGAAGATACTAAAAAAGCTCGAGATGAATGGATTGCAGCAAGAGAAGCTCGTTTTGAAAAAGAAAAAAGAGGTCCAGAGACCGAAAGTACAAGAGATTTATTAAAATATGAGAAAGAATTAGAAGCACTTGCTAAAGCAGAAAATGAAGCTAAGATAAAATATGATCAAGCTGCAAAAGAATCAAAAGAAGCTTGGACAGAAGCTGGTATTTTAAACGCTGAAACTAAAGATGAACTTGCTTTACTTCAACAAGAATTAGCAACAACTGTATTAAAAGCTGGTGATTCTTTAACAAAAGCTCAAGTTGATGCTCTTAAAGCTATGGGGGTTAATGTAGATAATTTTGCAGTAACTCTTAAAGATGGTTCGGCAGTAGTTCTTGATAAAGCTGAAGAACTTGGTAATGAAACAGGTCTTGCTTATTTTAGAGGATTAAAAGAAAAGGGCGAAGAAATAAATCTTTCTGAAGTTCTTAGTATAGATGTAGCAAATGGTCTGTTAGGAGAAGGACTTGTTAGTGAAGATGAGTATAAACAAATCATTCAAATTCTTGATGCTACTGGATAGTTAAAATTGACTTTTGAAGATTTGGCTCATGAAGATTTATTATCATAGGCTCTTGGTGCTGATAAATTAGAAGAATATAAAAAGAAAATGGATACGGCAGAAGCTTCAACAAGTTAGCTTATAGCACAAATAAGAGTTGGAATGGTTCCTGCCGATCAACTATTATCAACATTAGATCAAATTCTTAATGATGAAGATACAACAGTTATACAGAAAGTAAGACTTCTAACAGAAGAATTACAAAAAGGCGAAATTACAGCAAAAGATTTTCTTGATAGAACAAAAGATCTCTTTACTACTCAAGAACAATTAGGTTATATTTTAAGTAGTGGAACTCCTACAGATGCTAAAAGTGCCGAAGGTCAATTTTCTGGCCTTTTGGAATTATTTAATTCTGGTGATTTAACAATATCTCAAAGTAAAGCTGCCATGGACGGCATGACAGAAGCTATAAAAGTATTAAATGAAGAAAGTGCTTTAACTTCTGTTCAAATGAATCAATTTTATGATTCAGCTTTGAAAGTTGCCCAAATGGATGATTAGGATTTTACTCTTAATCAAAATATAGCGCAACTTCAAGATATGCTTGCCGCAGGCGCTATTGATATGGACAGATACCGCGAAGGTGTTCAGCAACTTGTTGAATCATATGGCGAGTGGGGTATGACTGCTGAAGAAGTCTATGGTAGATTAGTTGATATTGAAGTAAAACTTCATCAACAAAACGGCACATTAGAAGATAATGCTGGGAATTTAGGTCGTCAGTGTGCTTCAATGGAAAATTATCAAACTTTAATGAAGTCTCTTATAAATAACCAGGCTTCTGAAGAAGTACAAATTAAAGCATCTAATGCCGCATTAGGTAAACTAGGTAGCCAATATGATAGTTGCAAGGATGCTTTAAAGAAACTTACTGTTGCTATGGAAAGTCATAATGAAGAACTCAAAAAGGCAGCAGAAAGTGAATTAAAACTTAGTATCCGGGCCGAAGAAGCTGCTTCTACATATAATCTTGAAGCTAAACAAATTAAAACTCTTGCTAAATCATATCAAGAATTAGCTAAACAAGGTGGGTCTGCTTATCAAGCAGCTGCTGATAATGAGGAAATTGCTGTTGATTTAGCTACAAGATATATTAACTTAAATAAAGGTGTAAAAAATCTTCAAGAAAATTGGGAAGATTATGAAGAAACACTTAATGAATTAGTAGCTTCTAAAGATAGCGTCGAAGCTATGAATAGTGTCTTCTTTGATCATCAAGATGCTTTAAATGGCATCCAAACTGCTATGGCTCAGGTATTAAATATTTCTGATCCAACTTCTATTAGTTTCCAATTCTTAGCAGATAACGCTGATTTAGTTCGTCAAGCTATGGAAGGTGATAGTGCGGCGGTAGCAGAACTTCAAGCTAGAATGGCAGAAGATTTCATCATGAACTTAGAAATTAATGATGAAGATTTTTATAATACTTTAAATATGACTAAATCAGAATACTTGAACTGGATAAATACTCTTCCTCCTGGAGAATTAGATGCTGATGATTCTTTATTCCTTGAAAAATTAGCAAATTTAATGCTTCAAGCTGGTTATACAGTAGAACAAATTGAAGATTATTTTGCTGGTTGTGGTATTGATGTAGATTTTGAAGAATTATATGATGAATTAGATACTGTTACAAATAAAGCAGAAGAAACAGCTGTAAATTCAACAAATGTTATTGCTAATGCTTATAATGCTTTAAGTCAATTTTTACCAGAAAAAGTTCGAGAAATGACTGATAAAGTCGCACAAGCGATGGGGATTGATACTGAAATGACAAGTCAAACAGCGACTCAAGAAGATAATAGCACTTTTTATGGTGTTCAAGCTTCTACTTCTCCTGTTCCATACGAAGTTCAAATTCCTCGTTATCATTTTTCAGCTTCTTAGGATGGAATTAGTTATACAGCAGATGCACAAACACTAAAAATGAATTATTCTAATATTACTGCTACTCCAATTCCAGTACCAGTAAAAGAAACTCAATAGAAAACTGCTTCTGCTTTAAGAGTTAAAACTGCTAATAAAACTTATGGTGGTAATATTTCTCATATTAATTCAACTGGTGGCAATAAGAGAACATCTATTCCAAGTTCAAGTTCAAGTCCTCGTAGTAGCGCAAGAACTTCTACCCCAAGAGAATCAACACCAGCACATGTCAGTCCTCCAACAATAAAAGTTCATGATACTAAGTATAATGAACGTAAAACTATTGATGATTATCAGCAAGATAAGGCTAGAAAAGAAACTCCTAATAAAAAAGAGATTCCAGAAGAAGTCCATACTTCTAAAAAGAAATATTATAATGAGAGATATGAAAAAGATGCTACTTTTGAAGAAAAAGAATATGAAACAAAAGATACTTCATTATATAAACAATTTGATGATGAAATTGAGCGTTACCATGATGTAAGCAACGCTCTCGAAAATATTAGTCATAAATTAGATGAAATTGATCAACGTAAAAGTCGTGCATTTGGTAAAACTCATTTAGATGCTTTAAATGATGAAAAGAACGCTCTTCAAGAATAGTTGAAACTTCAAGAACAGTATATTGATGAAATGGGGCAACGTAGTGGTGAATTAAGACAAAGACTTGAACAAAAAGGATATACTTTTGATGAAAATGGTTCTATTTCTAATTATGTATCACAAACAGAGCAAAATGTTATAGATTATAATTTAGGAAAAGAAAAAGCTGTTGAATAGCGTAATAAAAATAAAGAAAATTGGAATAAAGCATATAGTGAAGCATATGAAGCTCGTAATTAGGCTTATAAAGAAATGACAGATAAATATAATGCTGCTATGCAAAAAGAAACTGAAAAATATAATACTTCAGTTGGAAAAGCAGATAATATTCGCAATGCCGCAGATAAAGCCGCAGTAACAAAATATAATAAAGGACTTGAACAATTAGCAATTAATCCTAAATTTAATGCTGATAGTGCCGCAAATAGCGAATATCTGGCAACAATGAAAAAAGCTGTTAATACTTATAATAAAGCTGTTACAGAAGCTGAAATGACAAGAGAAAATGCTTTAAGTCAGGCTGAATCCAATAGAATGAGAGATTTAACAGATGCTTATAATCGTTATATCGAAGGCGGCAATAAAGATGCTTATGATGATATAGTTAGTACTATTGAAAATGCTTATAGTAATGCAGTATCTCTTGCTGAAAATGTTTATTCTAATTCTATGGATAAAGCTGCAGACCAATTTGATAAAGTAAAAACAAAAGCTGATAATAAATTAAAAGAAGCTAATGAAGATAGTAAAGAAGCCTATGATTTAGCTATTGCAGAATTCGGTTCAACATTATCAAAAGAGTTGGCTGATAATAAAAGAATTCATACAGAAAGTATAGATGTAGCACAAGAAATTTTTGATGATAATACTCATCAAATAAAAGAAAATATGTAGGATACTCAAGATCTAATAGACACTCAATTAGAAACAGCAACTGATACAGCAGATAAAGAACTTGAACGAGCTGATAAAATAGTTGATATAGCTGAAGAAGGTGTTGAAAATACTTATGATTTAACTGAAAATATGAGACAGGAATATGAGTCTTTAGAAGATGAAATTCAAAATGCTATGTTAAGTGCTCAAGAACTTCGCAATAAAATTTATGATAATGCGCTTGAAGTTATTGATTATACTTTAAATTTGAAAGTTAGAATTTCTAATGAAGTTATGACAGCATTAGAGGCTTATCTTTCTGCTTTAGGAGATAAAGCTGATAAAGCAGCAGATCGTATTTCTAATTTAGCATCTCAAATGGGCCAATTTGCTTTTCAAGTAAATGAAACTCGTCAATCTATTGCTAATTTACTTAATTCTACTGGAAACATAGATAAATCCATAATTAATAGATTTATGAATACTAGTCAAGCTAGTGAAGATGATTTAGTAGCTTTATTTGCTGGAGATCAATTTACTGAAGATAAAATTGCTCAATTAGAATCTTATCGTGATGCATTAGTTTCTCTTATTAATGAACAACGCAATTTGAAAGAACAAATGTTTAATAATATAGAGAATGCGTTTAATGAATATCAAGATAGTTTAGATCTTCAAGCTACAAAGATAATTCATTTAACAAAACTTACAGAGACTTATAAAAATATTATAGGCATTATAGGTAAAAAAACTCTTGATGCTACTGGACAAGTTAGTGAATTATTAGCTCGTCAAGCATTTGAATCTCAACGTAGACAAACTGAAACTTATTCTTCTATTCTTAAAGATATTGATAGTAGTATTGCTGATATGAAATATAAGCAAAGTCAATATGATCTTGATAGTGAAATGTTTAAAGATTTTCAAGATCAAATAGATAAGATGGAAAATAAACGTAGATCGGCTCAAGAAAATTGGTTATCATCTTGGGAAGCTGAGATGCAATCAGCCGCTGATTATTATGCGAATGCAATTAATACTATTACAATGGTATTTGAGACAAGTATCGCTGGTATAATTGGTTCATTAGATCAGCTTCAATCTGAAATGGGTCGTCAAAAATAGATTGCTGATGTATATGTTGAAGATTATGAAAAGATTTATCAATTAAATAAACTTAATCATGATATAGAAGATGCAATTAATGATAGTGATCATGTAAAAAATAAGCAACAATTAAAGAAACTTCAAGATCAAATAAATCAAGCTAGTGCTGATGGTGTAAAATTATCTCAATATGATTTAGATGTATTGCGTAAGAAATTTGAACTTGAAATAGCCCGTAGTGAACTTGAAGAAGCTCGTAATGCTAAATCACAAGTTAGAATGATGCGTGATGCTGAGGGTAATTATGGTTATGTGTATACTGCTGATGCAAATGCCGTAGCTGATGCTGAGCAATCATATGAAGATAAATTACATGAATTACAAGTTTTAAATACTGAGTATATTAAGCAATTAGAAGATAACTATTTACAGTTACAACAAAATGTTCGTGATCAAATTGCTAATCTTGATATAACTCAATTTGCTACTGAGGAAGAATATCTTGCCGAAGTAGATAGAATTCAACAAGCGGCATTAGAATTACAAGATAGATATGGTCAGCAAATGAGTAATGCTATAAATAATAATCGTGATTTATATGAAAATGATTGGGCTACTTATAGCCGTATTACTGGATATAAGATTTCTCTTGATGAAGAATATCTTGATAAATTTACTGAAACTCAATATTCTATATTAACAGGTTTTAAAACTATGGAAGAAGCTAAAGAAGTATTTACTCAAAGTCTTGCGAATACTATTTCTTCTGCATTTGAAGCATATCGTCAAACGAAGACTATGTAGGAAACAGCTATGAAAGATGGTGAAACTACAATGGCTGGATTTGCTAAGAGTGCTGCAGATGCTGCTAATGAAGTAGGAAAATAGACACAAGCTTTAGCTAATTAGGCAGAAACTTTATCAAAAGAATATAGAGATGCTTTTAGTGAAATTGCAGAAGAAGCAGGAAATTTTGCTAATAATTATGTAAAAAATATTCAACCAATTATTGATGCTAATTTAAAATTATTGGATGTGATTTCTCAAATTATTGAAAGTCAAGCAGATATAGAAGGAATTAGAAGTACTGCAACAGAAAATAGTGGTAGTCAAGTTTCTGGTTCTACTTCATCGAATGCTACCTGGTCTGCTTTCCAATCAGAATCTGATGTTATTGGAACTATATCAGCTGGTTTTAAAGCATATGGTGAGTATTTACCATATGTTGCTGCTTTATTAAAGAGAGGAGAACCTGATACTAATTATGGTGGATGGGGAACTGTTGATGAAAGAAAAGCAAAAATAGAGAGTGTATTTGGAACAGGAGCAGCACAAGATATTGATAATTATTTAGCTAAATTTGGTTCAGATGTTGATAGTTATTATTTAGCAATGGTAAATAATGGAACTATTGATAAATATACTTATAAAACATTATAGAAATTAATAAGATTTGATACTGGCGGATATACAGGTGCTTGGGCTTCTAATTTAGGACGACTTGCTCTTTTACATGAAAAAGAATTAGTTTTAAATAAAGAAGATACAGCAAATATTTTATCTGCTGTTGATATGATTAGAAATATAGCACAAGTAATTGATTTAAATGCTCGCTCTACAAGTCAAGCGATGAGTTCAGCATTTAGTGCTGGATTAGTCCAAGAGACAAATAGAAACTTTGAACAAGATGTTCATATTACTGCCGAATTTCCGAATGCGACAGATCGTGATGAAATTATTGCCGCATTTGATAATCTTACTAACCTTGCTTATCAATTAGCAGGACAACAATGATTTAAAATGGGCTGAGATATTTATCTCAGCTCATTTTTTTTATTTGGGCGATATAGGATACTTGACCTTGTAGAAAAATTATGATATAATAGAACTGGAGAGAAAGGAGGCCGTATATGGCAAGTAGTCAAACAATAGCCGAAGCCGTTGAAAATTCGTTAAATGCTTATAATATAATTTCTAAAAAGCATCTCGAATCAGTAAATTATGATACAACAGTTAAAGCAAAAATTGTTGATATTAAAAATCGTGATTTAGGTGAATATAAAGTAAATGACGGCACAAGTATTTTTTATGCTTACTCCGAAAAAACAGACTATTATAATGGTTAGACAGTTTGGGTGACTATTCCAAATGGAGATTATTCACAACAAAAGTTTATCCAAGGTAAATATGTGGAAAATGAAAATTCAGAACCATTTACTTATGTTTCTCCATTAGATTCTTTTGTAGATATGACTTAGAATCTAATAGAACCAGGCATGGTAAACGAAACCGGCCTCATTGCGAATGGTGATATAGAAGAAATCATTCTTTGGTCTATTTTCGGACGAGAATTAATTGGATATGATAGATTAGCAATTTAGGCAGGATTTAAATCTTGGCTAAAATCTTTGAATATTTAGTCTGGTGATTATGGCTTACGATTAGATATTGTAAGTAATATGACTGGGACTTCACAAACAAGTAATAATCGTAAATTATATCAAGTATTATTAAATACTAATGATTTTTATGGCGATGTATATAATTTTGAAACTTTTTACAATCAAATAAAGGTTGTTGATATTTCTATGATAGAATGTATTGAGAGTATGTCTCTTGTATTTTATCAAGGAAAAAATTTTCAAGATTCAACAAATAATCTTATACTTTCTGGGATTTTTAGTAATATTTGGGTTCAAGAACCTTATGTTAGTTTAGGATTTGATGCTAGTAGATTTACACAAGACACAGTATTATTAACAACCAATGATAGTAAAACTTATGCTCCTTATTTAAGTGAACGGGCAAAAGCAGATTTTATAGCATCTTTAAATCCTTCTACTTATCCTGTTGGAAGTTAGCAATATATAGATATTGTAGATAAAGTTGAAAGTGGAGATTCTGATACTATTAGAATGATTCTTAATCGTTTGAATAGAAAGAATATGACGGCTCATTATATTCATATAAATGAAGATGGAAAACCAGATATATATGGGTCAGGAGATATTTTACCTGATGGAATTATTCTTCATTGGTATCAAAGTGTTTTACATAAAGATGTAAATGATAAATTAGCGGGTCCTTTTTGGGAAGAAAAGATTCCAGAAGCAGATAATCTATTTAAAATAAATAATTTTTATCCTAACATATCTCTTCCTAATGAAAAATTTAAAGTAATAGTTGAAAATCCTTCAAGAGAAGAAAAAGCAATTGAAGTATATAATAATAATTTATTTGAAAAAACTTATGAAGAAAATGGTGTTTAGAAAAAAATTATTGATTATAAATCTCGCCCAGATATAGATGAAACTTATTATGATTGGGCTATAGGGGGATTAGATGCTATTGAAAAAGCTAAATAGCAAGCAGTAGCTTCTTTAAGTGATAAAACTCAAATTAGAGAAGCAGAATAGGCTATTTATGATGAATATTTACAAGTTTTAGCAGCTGAAGGACTTTCTCCTGAACAAGCAGCTGCAGATGACATAAATATAGAATATCGTAAAAAACTTATGAATGTGAGAACTAATCTTAATTCTCATGTTAATGAATATACTAATTTATATAATGAAATTATTGGCACTCTTGAAGGAGCTATTTCTTATCAAAGTGAGATTCTTGAATTTACTAATGAAGAAGAAGTCCCTAATACTGTATCATTACAACTTGTTGATGGTCTTACTTTAACAGTAGATGATGATTATCATGGCCATTATCATATTTATAATGAACAAGGAGAAATTATTAGTAAAAGAGAAAGCCAAAAGAAAAGAGTAATAACGGCAAATTGGAAATAGTTAATTACTGGAGATCGTAAATTGGATAATATTGATAGTATTGAATGGTTAATTCCTACTACTAATACTATGATTCAATATCCAGAGAAAGGTGTAGAATATACTGATTATGAACCAGTAACTTTTGAAGATTAGATAGCTTTTGTATCTTATCCATATAATTTATATCGGAAAGTAATTGGTTCAGAAGAATATAGATTATATACTGATAGAGACCCCTCAGCATATAGTCAAACTTACTATAAGAGAACGACTACTTCTTATACGCCAGATACTTACGGAAATAATTACTTTTCAATTTAGCGTTCTGGGCAAAAGTTTGAAGAACAAGAACTTGGAAAAGAAGAACCAGCATCAAGTGGGCAAGTGTTTAGAATTAAAGAATTTTATAATGAAAATTTAGTAAATAATACTATTAAATGTATTATTCATAAAAATAATCTTACTTATGAGGCAGAATTAACTCTTACATTTGGTCCTACTGGAACTGCCGGAACTGATTATACTTTTTAGTTAGAATTTGCTGAAAAAATTCCTGCTTTAACTGTTGGAACTTCTAATTTAGTAGTTATTCCTCATTTATATAATTATGAAAATAAAGATGTAATTGAAGAACATTTAAATACATTGGAGTATGGTTGGTATTCTCCATTTGTAGAATCTGCTTCTAATTATAAAATACAAATAAATGATAATAATAAAATGAGAGTTATTCTTACTATATCTAATCAAAATAATATAGAAGCTTTACGATATTATATATTAGGAGCAAAAGTAAGAGTTTCTACTTTAAATAATAAGAATATTGATTTATATACTTATAAGCCTGTGCCGGTTAGGCAAAATGATAGTTATATAAGTATAGATGGAGCAGATAAAGTTTATTATAATTCAGGAGGAACAAATCCTTCTTATTATAAGGATCCATATAAGATTTATACTTATGATTTTGAGAATCAAAAAACTATTGAAATAAAAAATGTTAGTTGGGCAATAAGTTTAGGTGAAGAAATTGGAAGTCAAGAACCTGATCCTAATTTTTATCCTATATTGTCTGATAATTATGCTTTAATTCCACCGTCTATATATATAAAAGAAAATGGTCGTGAAATAGCGGTAGAATGTAGTCAAAATGGAAATATAATTTGGACTCAACCTTTATATATTTATCAAAATGAGTATTCATCTGCTCTTTTAAATTCTTGGGATGGAAGCTTGACTTTAGATGAAGAAAATGGTATAATATTATCAAGAACAGTTGGAGCTGGAAGTAAAGATGACAGAAATCGTTACCAAGGCGTTCTTATGGGAGATATAACTCAAGTTGATAATACTCCTATATATGGTTTATATGGTTATGATGGAGGCGTTCAAAGTTTTGGATTTAAAATTGATGGAACTGCTTTTATTGGTAAATCAGGAAAAGGTCAAATCAATTTTAATGGTAATTCTGGATAGATTTCAAGTTTATCAAGAAATGTATCTGCCGAAAAAGGTGAAGGTATGTTAATTGATCTTGATGATGGTTATATTGATATAAAAGGTTCTAATGTATTAAATATTAAAGAGATTGAAACTGGTGCTTTATATGATATATTACAAGTTTTAAATTTAGAAAAAAAGAAATATATTGATCTTATAGCAGAATATGAAAGAGAAAAAAGTAAAAAACATACTTGGAATGATATGGTTAGTATATAGAAAGATATAAATAATAGAATTGATGAATATGAAGATTTTTTAGAAGATATAAATAAAACTTTAGAAGTTTTTAATCAAGAAGATAAATATATAGGAGAAACAGATAAAATAAAATATTTACAAGATAATAACTTAACTTATCTTATAAATAATGATGATTATATTCCCGTTTATGAAGGAAATCGTAGTGGAGTTCGTATATCAACTACTAATCCTTATTTTACTATTACTTCTGATAACAGTAAAGAACTTATTCATATTGCTGATGATGAATATTTCTTATAGACAGATGATTATCAATCTGAATCTGATGAATTAATAGTAGAAGAAGATGAAGAAGGTAATACTACTGAACATTCAACTCTTGGCCGAGGATTAAAGATAAATCTTAAAGGTAAAAGAAAAGAAGGAGATCCTGATGGTTATATTGAAGGATATAATTTTAAATTAAAGGGCGTTAATAGCGATGAAACTGATAATCTTGTAGGTTCATTTTTTGAATTAAATAGTAGTGGAGAACCTTTTTTACAAGTTCATTATGTAAATAATGATAATAATAGTAATTTTGTTAAAGATTTAAAATTAAGAGGATATTTAGAAGCAGAAGAAAAACTTGTTAGAGATTTGATAAAAATTAGTAAAGATACTTTTATTTTACAAAGTCCTAATTATTATCCTCATACATTTGATACTTCATAGATTTCTGGATATAGAAAACATACAATTAATCCTTTTCAATCTGGAGAAGGATTTTTATTAGATTTACAAAATGGTAAATTAGAAGGACATAATTTTGATATAAGTGCTGTTAATTCTAAATATATTGTTAATGGTAATAATATTACATATGATTTAGAAGCAGGCTCTTATATTATGTTAAGTTCAAGTGGAGATCCTTATTTTAGAATTCATTATCAATATATAGAAAATCCAAATTCTGGATATACTGATTCTCAAGTTTGGAAATCAGTTGATGAACAAGGAGTTTATATAAATAAAAATGTTGATTTAATAAATATTTCGCATTCGGATTTTTCTATAATGTCAAGAGATTATTAGGCTCCAACAGGAAAAGCGATTGGCAGAGGTATTTATTTTGATTTAAGCGGTAATAAAGTTTTAGGTACAGATATAAGTAATAAATCAATAAAAGGTTCTACAATAGAGGCTTATAGTTTTATTCTTGATGCTTATCGGCCAGGTTTAATAAATAGAGATATTCGTTCAAGAATTAGAATAAATTCTTCTGCTACTGGAATGAGGAATGAATCTCCAGTATATGCTATTGTGCCGAATCAGGATTTTTTATTACGTAATAATAATTCTTTGTCAGAATATGAAATTCAGCATTAGATAGATGTTTATAGACAACAATATCCTAATGAATCATTAACAGATACGGCAAATCGTTTTACTTCTATTAACAATATTTCTCCAGTTAAGATAGTAACTGGAGTTGAGTATGATGATCCTTTTATTGTTGGTGGATTGTTTAGTGTAAGTTGGTCTGGTAAAGTAAATGCTGATTATCTTGTTGCGAAACAAGGTGGCAGAATTGGACCTTTTGTGCTATGTTCAAATGCATTATATAGTAATAATGGTATTTTATCTAATGGTCAACCATTTTATAATAGCAGTGGTTCAATAAATGAAGAACCTCAACCTTATGGAGTTTATTTAGGCTCTGATGGCATGAGTATTAGAGATAAATTTGTTATGTATAAAATGCCTATAAATAAAATTAAAAGTGATAAGACAAATTTAAACAATAATGATACTCATAAATTAAGAATTCCTCTAGGTTATAATATAAATACAAAAAAACAAGAATTTACTGATGTAAAAGATTTTGTAACTACTGGTTATTATACAAATAAAGAAATAGGAGAATATTTTCTTAATTGTAGTGGAACTTATGATTAGGTATTTAAAACTGTAAATGATAATATTTTTGCTTTAGGAAATTTAAGTTTTTATTTAAATGGTAATTCTGTATTAAATGGAGTTACTGCTATGAATGGAAATACTTATATTTTTGGTCATTTATAGGTTGGAGAATATTTATCAATTCTTGGAGAAGAAACTACAAATACTAATAATTCAGTAGTATTATATGCTAATACAAGTGTTTGGGGTATTTTTAGAACTACTGGAAAAACTTATATTGGTGATCAAGATACTAAATGGGCAAATAATGAAGATGTTTTAAGAGACGATAGTAGACAAATAATAGATAATGATCGCCTTGGAGCAATTATTTATAGAAATACTTATATTACAGGATTTTTAAAAGTTGCTGGAGGTATGGTTGTAGGTGATGCTACACCGACTAATGCTATAGAGTATGATAGTAAAAAACTTACAAGTGATTTTACTGCTTATGTAAAAAATGCTAAATTTTTTGGAGATTTAGAAGTTGCAGCAGGATTTGTTGCAGGTAGTTTAAGTACAGATAAACCTATTGGAGAAAATTTAGCGAGAGTTCCAAAATATACTCCTAATATTAATAATAATTCTATATCATTAAATTTAAGTTATGTAAATGGTTCGGGAATTTAGTCAAAATATATCTTTTTAGGTAGATCTCCTTAGAAGATTAATAATTTATCAAATTAGAGTGATTTAATTATTTATGCTAATACTACATAGTATGGTAATTTTATTGCTGGTATTAATGGATAGTCAGTAGAATTATATGCCAATGAAAATGGTGCTGGTTCTTATGGCTATATTAAATTAAATAAAAATGGTATTAGTATATTAACAGGAGAAAATTAGCCGTTTGAATTAAAAACAAATGGAGGAGATATTACGATAGATGGAACTAATTCTTCTTATGGAGGTAATATTTATTTAAAAGCCGGTACTGGAAAAAATAGAAAACTTTATATTACTGGCGGAGATAATGATTATATTAAATTTAATGAAGGAGCAATGTCTATTTCTGCAAGAGGCTCTATAGAATTAAAAGCTGGAGAAGCATCATTTTCTTTATCTAATAATATTATGACTCTATCAAATAATGTAGGAAAACTTGAATTTGAAGATTCTGCTTTAACATTATCTGGGGAGAATGGAGAACTTAAATTTAATTCAAGTGGATTTTCTTTAAAAGGTGGAAATGCTTCTTTAACCGGTAATTCAGATAATAATTTTACTTTAAGTGGAGATACTACTATTGAAGGTAATATTTATGCTCATAATCTTAAATTAGATAATAACGGGGTAGTAATGAATAGTAATGATTATACTCCAACTGCGACTTCTAATGGTTTAGGTTTTAGTAATGGTGGAAATAATTCTGCTGCTCCTACGTTGTGGCTTGGAGGATGGACTGTAGTTGGACAAAATTTACAATCTTCTTCTACATCACCTAAAATATGTTTTACTCCATCAGAAGCTGCTATTTTATTTGGAGGAGATACATTAGCATCTGCTACAAATTATATAGATGGTCTCGGCAATGGAACATAGGGAAGTGGCATTCGAGTAAAAGGAACTACTTGGATTGTAGGTAATTTTTATGTTACAAACAATAATGCTGAATAGACAGAACATTTTTTACTTGTTACTTCTGGAGGAATTACTATAAAACCGGATTTAACAGTAAGAGATAAAATATTGGTATAGAAGTCAGGTGTTTAGGCTAAAGTAGAATTAGATACGAGCGGAAATATTACAGGAACAGGAAGTTTAAATATAGGAAATAATTTAACAATAAATAATGATTATGGAATTACTTCTGCTGGAAAATTTTATGGAAAATCTCTTTATATAGATTCGAATATTTCATCAGAAATGAATACTAGTGCTTCAGTTTGGATTACTCCAACAGGAGCATCTTTTGGTTCTAGTAATTATACTTTTAAAATAAATGGTGAGTCATTAGGTAAATTAGCTTTTATGGATGATGTTAAAAAAAAAATATAGCTGAATAATTTAAAGTTTAAAATAAATTTAGAAGATAGTTATAAAATAACTTCATTAAATGATATTTATACTAATGATGATAATCTTACTGCAACTTCATATAATTTTTATTATACAACTGATTCTAATTGGAATGTTATAAAAGAAATTCCAAGAAAAAGTAGAAATGGTGATCCTATAACTCTATATGAAGAAGGTAGTGAAAGAACCGTTTATGAACTTGATGAATCTTATACTGGATAGTTAGCAGATGTTTCAAATGTTGGTGGTGGTTGTTATCAACAAGGCAGCTATTGTTGGGTATCATTATTTACTCAGAATAGTGATGGTACTTTTTCGCCTTATTCAGGAGATTTATATTATTAGGGTTCTTGGATTGATTTTAATAATTATTATACTATAAATCAATGGTATCATTCTTCAAAAAGAAGTATAACTGAACAAGGAGATAAGTATATTTATTCAGATCCTGAAAGTACAAAATTTTCAACATATAATCCACCTAAAATTACATCTATTGAAGTTGATACTGGAACAAGAATAACAAGAGAAAGTGAAGTTTTAACTTTAAGTTCAAGCACAGATAGTTCTAATATTGAATTAGTTCAATCAGATTTTACTAGTGGAGGAGCTATTATGCTTGTTTCTAAAGATAGTGTTGAAACTTATAATACTACTTAATTTTAATAAAGGAGAAAAAGGATTATGAAAGTAACAAAAACAATGAAAAATTCAGAAATTTATACAACAGCGGAAAATCTTCTTATGGCATTTCCGCAAGGTGAAGAAGGTAAATTTCCTGTAAAGGCACTTTTCCTTCTTAGAAAAAATATTAAAACATTTGTAGATTTGGCACAAGAAATTGAAAAAACTCGTACAGAAATTATTCAAAAATATGGTACTCCTAGTGAAGAAGATCCAGATAAATATGAGTTTAAAGATGAAAATATTGAGTTAGTAAATAAAGATTTAAATGAACTTGTTGATTGTGAACAAGAAGTTTCTTATTATACTTTCTCTCTTGATTCTCTTGGAGATGTTGAATTAACAAATGCTCAAATGGATGCCATTATAGATTTTATTGATTATGAAGGAGAGTAATAAATATGGCTAAATTGTATCCTCCCAATATTGAAGGGACAATTCCAGCCTTTTACACAGAAGGGGGGGCTACTATGTTAGTAGTCCCTTTTTCTATGAATAGAGCAGTAGGGAAAAGCGAAGTTTATGGATTTTCATTAAAACTTAAATATGTAGATGGAAGCATTATAGATACTTATTAGGTATTTAATAGTAATGTTATAATATCAAATTCTGATGCTTATAATATATCAGAAGGTTCTTTTTATGATCTTGAAAAATCTTTAGAAGTATCTTTTAATGTAGATTCATCTTTATTTAATATAGGCCAATATTATAAAATACAACTTGCTTATATTGATGAAAATAATCAAATTGGTTATTATTCAACAATTGGAGTAATAAAATATACTTGTAAACCAATAGTAGAAATTGCTGGTTTAACAGGAGAAATTAATGCTCATACTTATGAATATGTTGGTGTATATAGTCAATATCAAAAAGATCCTACTGAGAAAGTTTATTCAAGTCGTTTTTTACTTACTGATGCTAATGGTATAGTTATAAAAGATACGGGATATATGCTTCATAACACAACTGAAGATGAACTTCCTTATGAATCAAGAGAAGGGTTTAAATGGGCAAAAGATTTAAATCCAAATCTTGTATATTATATAACTTATCAAGTAAAAACAATGAATGGTTTGGAATGTTCTTCAAATAGATATAGAATATGTCAATTACGATTAGCAGGTAATTAGATTGATATAAAATTAAATGCAACTTTAGATTATGAGAATGGATATATAGGATTATCTTTTATATGCGATGAACCTATTATATCTGGAACTTTTTTAATAAGTAGAGCTTGTTCTAAAGACAATTATCAATGGAATGAATTAAAACGATTTGATGTTCAATCTTTAATTCCAAAAGAATGGAGTTTAAAAGATTGTACTATAGAACAAGGTTATACTTATCAATATTCATTACAACAATATAATGCTTATGATATATATAGTGAAAGAGTTCTCTCACAAGAAGTATTTGCAGATTTTGAACATGCATTTTTATATGACGGAATTCGACAATTTAAAATAAAATTTGATCCAAAAATTACTAATTTTAAAAATAATATTCTTGAAAATAAAATAGATACAATAGGAAATAAATATCCTTTTATTTTAAGAAATGGTAATATTAATTATAAAAGTTTTGATATTCAAGGTTTGATATCTCTTCATTCAGATTATGATGGATTGTTTATATCACGAGATAAATATAAATTAGATGATTTTGAATTTACAACAAATTTAACAAGTAATAATATAGCTTCTGAAAGATATTTTAAACGGCAAGTTCAAGATTGGTTAAATGATGGGAATCCTAAATTATTTAGATCTCCAACAGAAGGAAATTTTATAGTTCGTATTTTAAATGTAAATTTAACTCCCGAAGATAGATTGGGTAGAATGATACATATATTTAAAGCTACTGCTTATGAAATTGAAGAATTTTCTATTGAAAATCTTGAAAAATATAATATTATAGATTCTCGTGAAAATTTATCAACTCTTACAAGATTATCTACTGTAAATTTAATAGAATTTAGTAAATAGCATTCTAATATTAACAGATGGATATCAGTAAATAGTTCTCGTAAATGCTATAGTATTAAAATTCAAGATTGTATGCCGGGAACTATTTTTAAAATAGATGGTAATGAAATTATGATTGGAGCAACTGGTGCTTATATGGTTAAAAGTGAAAATGGATTTTCTTCAGTTGAAATTAAACCTTCTGATTTTTAGGATAATCCTTATTCATTTCCAATTTTAACTTATAGTTATCAAACAAAAGCAATAAGTGTATTTGGAGTTATTTCAGATATTAATATTATAGATGTGCCAATTTAGCAATGGATCGGAAAAAAAGAAAGATTAAATATTTTAGATAATATAAAAGATATAAGAACAACAATATCTTCTTTAGAATTAATCAGATTTAAAAAGAAAGATATTGGGCAAGTTTATGTAGATTGTTCTAAACCTCATTTATTTGATATAAATGTTCAATATAAATATTATATTGATGAAAATCTTACTGAAGAAATAAAACTTGATTCTTTATCAAAAATTAATTTATATCAAATAAGATGTAAACGTAGTGATTATCGTGATTATTATCAAGAAGGTTATTATATAGATAATCAAAATGAAATATTTGCACCTTTTACTAATTATATTTTAGATGGTAATACTAAATAGATTTATCCTATTACAGATGATTTATTTACAATTATTTTAAATAATGATTCTGAAATTGATTTAACTGAAATTGAAAAATTTGAAGTTCAAGATGTAAATGCTATATCATCAATTATAATTAATTTAGGAATAATTGCCGAAATAGGATATTCTAAACAAATTAGTTCATACTATTTTGAAGATGATAATAATGCGGCAAAAAGTTTAAAAAATATGTTACAAAGTTATGAAAATTCTATTGAAAAATTTAAAAATGCTTTTGTTTCTTCTTCTGCTATTGGAAAAATTGGTCGAATGACAGACTATGAAATAGATAATTATTCAGGAACATTAAATAATTTGGCAATAGAAATAAAAGAAAAATATAGTGCTATTTTATTAGTTCTTAATAGTGCTATTATAGAATATAAGGAGCATAATGGATTACAATGAAAAAGAACCCTTTATTAGATAAAGATTTTTTAAAGGCTCTTGATGATGAAAACCAAAGAGAAATATTTGTGAAAATTGCTTCTTTGACATTTGATGAAGATCCCATTGAATTCATTACTGGGCGTGCGACAGGTGGAAGTATTAATATAGATGGTAGTTCTTCTACTCGTCGCACTTGCTCCATTACTTTAACGGCAAAGGAGTTAAATATTCATGATTTTTATTGGGGACTTAATACTAAAATTAGAGTCTTTATAGGATTAGAAAATAATATAGATAAACAATATGATGATATCATATGGTTTAATCAAGGAATATATTTAATTACTGATTTTTCAACAAATCAAACAACAAATAATTATACTATATCTATTCAAGGTAGAGATAAAATGAGTCTTTTAAATGGAGATATAGGAGGAATTATTACTTCTTTAACTGCCGATTTTGGCAAGGTGGAAAATGTTGATGAAAAAGGTAATATTACTATTACATCTCTTCCTCTTAAAGAAATTATTACAGAAGTAGTTCATACTTGGGCTAGAGAATCTTATCAAAATATTATAATTGAAGATTTAGATGAAGTTGGTCTTGAACTAATGGAATATAGAGGTGAAGAACCTATGTATTTTTTAGTAAATGATAAAACTAATGAAGTATCAAATATGATATTATCATCTGAACTTTCTTTTCATAAATATTATTATAGTGCCGATGGTGGTAAAACTTATTCATCAGGTAATAATAAAATTAGCCTAGATAATGAGGCTTTTATATATGATACAAGAACTGAACTTTATGATGTTCAAACAACTCCTACTCATGTAAAAGATGATTAGGGAGAAACTTATACAGTTATAAAATGTTCCTATGGTGAAACAATAGGATTTAGAGAGACTGATTTAACTTATGCCGGAGAGCTAATCGGCAATGTTGGTAATTCAATAGTTCAATCTTGTCTTGAACCTATTAAAAATATGCTTGGTAATTATGAATATTTTTATGATATAGATGGACGTTTTCATTTTAGGCGTAAACCTACTTTTATTGATATTTCTTGGAACAGTCTTATAAAAAAAGATGATACAGAAGAAATATATGCTGATTCAAAAGCATTTACGTCTTAGGTTATTTATTCTTTTGAAAATGCCAATCTTATTACTTCATTTTAGAATAAACCTCAATTTTCTAATTTAAAAAATGATTATTCAATTTGGGGAACTAAAACTACATCAGGTAATAATACTTATCCAGTTCATCTTCGTTATGCTATAGATAAAAAACCTGTTTATTATAAAAACTATGATGGACAAATTTATAGTACAAAATATAAAAGTTTAATAACATTAAAGCAAGAATATGAAAAAGTTCAATCTTCAATGATTGATTCAATTTTATCTCAACATAAAAAAATGGAGTTACCAGATGGATTAAATTATCCAGGTTCTCTTTGGTGGAATATGCGAGATTGGGGAGAACTTTATTATATGATTGCTGGTGAATATCCAAATAAAGGTATTGGTTAGTATAGTCAAGATTATGATCATATAGATCTTGAAAGATATTTTCCTGGAGGTATTCATTGGGATGCCTCAAGGGATTTACATATTTTTGATGTTCAAAATTTAGATGATGGTAATTTAAATGGTCCATTAAAGTCAACAGTTCATAATCCCTATTGTAGTCATAATTATTGGAGTTATTTTGTAATTTAGGGAGAAACTTAGAATTTTACTTCTTATATTTATAATCCTGTTTTTCCTGAAGTACAATAGAAACAACTTGAGGAATAGGCTTTTGAATATTATCAAGAATATAATAATTATAATTGTGATTGGAGAGAAATAATTTATTAGATGGCAAAAGATTATCTTAAATATGGACATAAGCAAGATTTTTTTTATAATATTGCTTAGAATAATTCTGATTATTATCCAACGGGGTATACAGGATATGAAATGTATTATACTGATATTATTTCTTTTTGGAGAGAAATATATAATCCAGAATTTGATTTTGATTTATAGAGTGTTTCTATTACAAAAGCAATGTTTGATAAAAATCCTAGTGAGTATTATTGGCTTGATTAGTGTGAAGATGATGTAGCTTTTGATTATAATATAAATTATTTTACAAAATCAGGATATGAAGCATATGATAGAGCTTATCCAACAGAAGAATAGTATAATTTGAATCCTAATAAATATTATATGTTAAGGCAAGGAAAAAATGGATAGTTTGATAGAAAAATAGATTATTTTATTTTATTAGAAGATACTTATAATAAATAGAAATATTCAGCAGTAATTGTTGATACTATAAGAGATATTATTTATACGAATGATACTAATATAGTTTTTTATGTAAAATCAGAGAATGCTTATTATCATTATATACAACAAAAAGTAGGTTCAAGTTATACTTATAGTTTAGAAAAAATTATAGGTATTACTAATGTTTCAAAGTATCTTAAAACTAAAAATCCTGAATTTGGATGGCATAAAGATATAATAGAAAATCCTACAAATGTAAATTTTTGGTTTGATTTTTTAGATAGTGCTGATGGTTCGTTATCAGCTTATAATGTAAGAAATATTGGGAATAGGCCAAAATCTATTAATGATAACAGTGTAAAGTCTATCTATTATAGAGAAACCCCAACAATTATATTTTTAGATTCTGATTTAGAAGATGAAGAAAAAATTAAATAGAAAAAATTAAAACCCGGTTATACTTTTATTTTATTCCCAAAATATATGGCTCCATTATTTACAGTTAGTACATAGAAAAAATGCTCTAAAGATGTTTTAGAACAGTGGCTATATGATTATACTAAATGCACATAGTCAGTAACTATTACTGCTTTACCTGTTTATTATTTAGAACCAAATACAAGAATTTTTATTTATGATAAAAATAGTGGAATAAATGGAGAATATATAATAAATAAAATTAGTTATCAACTTACTTATAATAGTACAATGAATATTTAGGCTATTAAAGCAATTGATAAAATATATTAATTGAGATAAAGGAGAATAAAATGTCAAATACAATACGGCAATATAGATTTTATGGAGTAAATTCTAATAAAAATTATAATATAAATAATGTAGAAGATTTAATTACTGGAAATTTTATATCAGGATATGCTCCTATAGTTTCACTTGGTATTCAAGCATTGCCAGGGACTTGTTTTTATTTAAATGATTCTATTGAACCAATTATAATTGGAGAAAGTGGAATATTTGAAATTGAATTAAAGGGAGTTATTGAAATTTCAAAGATTCAATTTGATTGTGTTTCATTAGACACTATTGCTAAAAATCAAAGTGCAATACTTATTATAGATACTGTCTATATAAGTCCAGAAGAAGGAGGCTTTTAATAAAGATGGCAACCAATAAAATAAAATAGTTCCGTTATTATTCAGAACCCATTGAAGCAACAAATATTTCAAAAAATTATCCAAAATATATCTCAATAAATGGAGAAAATGTTTTATTAAACGCTTCTCATTTTATTAGCGGTGAAGTATTTAAAATTTATACTCCAATGATTCAATTAGGTATTTAGTCTTTACCTGGAACTGAAATATACATTAACGGCAGTGAAGAACCTATTATAATAGGTTTAACTGGTATTTATGAATTAGATTTAGCTTTAAATACAAAAATAACTTAGTTACGTTTTAGTAATAATAGTATGGAAAGCATTAAAAATAATAATAATGCTTATCTTATAGTTGATTGTGTTTATGAAGAATAGCAACAAGAGGAGATAGAGGAGGTGTTATAATTGAGTTTTTATGGAAATATAACTAATACTTCGAGAACTACTTTTTAGTTTGATAAAATATATCCAAGTCGTTATGCCATGGATACTCATAGTTAGGTTGATGGCATATATGCTGGACGTTATGTATTAGTAGAATATGATAATGAAATAAGTGAAATAGATTATGATAAAGGTTGGTATTTAATTAGTAATGGATAGCGACATATCCCTTACGGAAGTATTGATTCTTGTAAGGAAGGTGAAAATAATTATTTATATTTTAGCGGTCCTGTTGAAAATACTCACTATACTGCTGAAGATATAAATGTTTCAATATTATATTTTGCTCCTCATAAACATTTTACTATTTTAAATGATAATATAATTTATATTAAAGTAAAGAAAAATGGCTCATATACTGAAGTTTCATAGCAAGAATTTGAAGAACAATATGATGAAAATGATATTCCACCACATGTACATATTGCGAATAATATTGTTCATTTTGATAATATTGAAATTTTTCCTGATGAAAATACTTATATATATGCCAAAGTTTTACCGGGCCAAAAATATCAGTATAATGAAAAAGGAGAATTATGGTCTGTAAATAATAGTGACACTTTTACTATAAGAATTGATGGAGTTGTTTATACTTTTAAACAAATGACTCAATTATCTAATTCTACTTCTTCTTATCTTGCTAATTTTAATATAGATATTTCATATTATAATACTTCAAGGGGCTATGATTCAACAGTCTGGCAAAAAGTTTATTCAAACGGCGTTGAAAAATATGTTATGATTGCCGAATTGAATACAGTTGTTCCTACTTTTGGAGTTACTGCTGATGCTCCATCAATGTTGCCGATTGCTCCTCATTTTGGTGCTGATACAACTAATGTATATTATGATTTGCATTGGCAACCAAGTTGGGGTTTTAGAATTAAAGCGGCAAATAATTTATGGAATGTTTCTTAGATTGAGCCTAATGGAAAATTAGTTTTAAGAAATGAAAATGATATATAGTCATAGATAAATAATATTAGAACTAGAAAAAATGATAGTGTTTTTTATCCTAGTGATTAGTTTATGACTTGGAGTTAGACTTTTGAAGATAATACTTTAACTGGAGATTCAGAAAGAAAAACATTATATTACAATAGTGAAACTCAAAAATGGGGTCAAGATTCATCTTCTTAGATACCGGCGGCAATATATTTTAATAAAGATGGTTTCAATTCTAGTGAAATTTCATATAGTAATGATTTGATTAGTGAAGAATCAAAAACTTCAACATGGGGAAAATATAGACAAGTAATTGCTAATTCTAATTGGAAAAATAATGATGCTATTACTATTACTCCTACTGGAATTAGTGGTAATAATTATAATTCTCACGATGGAACTTTTGATAATAAACCACAAGAAGATATCCAAGAACTTTCTATTATGTTACCAAGTGTTGGTGATACAATGGCAAGAATTTGGGATTTAGTTTATGGTGGTCGTGATACTACAGAAGGTATTAAATTAACAAATCTTCGTAATAAAGATATCGCATGGGAAAATGCAAAAGCAGAACCCTCCAGAAGAGGACTTAGATTAGTTGGTCAAGGTGGAGATGAATATAATACTGCTGAAGTAGATACTTTAGCTGGGGCTATTAATACAGCACATGATTTAATAGGTATGATTATTTCTTCTAATTCAAATGAAGAATTACAAGATTTAGAAAGACTTGATAAAAATTATATTTATTATAATACTGACCTTAAAAAATATTTTAGAAAACATGAAACTTATGATTTTGAAGAAGTTGAAAATTCTAATTTTGTTTATGATATTTTTTCTTCTAATACATTATCACAAGAAGAAATAGATAAAGGCTTATATTATATTTATGATGATGTAAATAATACTTATGTATTAGCTACTGTATATAGAGAAGGAACTCAATATTATACAAAAAGAGTTAGAACTCCATATAGTGAAGTTGAATATGAATTATATGATTTCCCATATACTGATAATGAAGGAAGAACATATCGTTGGTATCAAGATTATATTAGTGATAATGTGCAGCATATTGATAATTTAGATGATCCAACTGTAAAAGATTTGCGAAGTGATTATATTTATGATTCAGTATATCATCCGGATAGAAGTTATTATTATATTGAACCAGAACCAGTAACTCTTACAGCAAATTATTCACCAAAAAAATATTGGTATAAAACTAAGAATAATGATATTAATATTTTTAAACTTGATATGGAAGAAGAATAGACTCATAATAGAGCATATTATACTTTTAATCCAAGTTCTTTAATTCGTTGCCCAAGTACTACAATGGTTTATGTCCCTGGAGTTTATTATTTTAAAAGATAGAATTCTAATGATGAAAATTCTTATTCATATGAATTAGATATTAGTGAAAATAGAAGTCAAAATTATTCTTATGGAGTAGGGGTTTATAAAGATTAGAGTAATTCAGTAGTATATTATCAATTAAATATTATTACTATTAAAAATGCTAGCGGAGAAGAAGTTCTTTATAGAGTTATATATGAATATGAAGATGTTGGTACATTAACAGCAGGAGAATTTTTAACCGATATTTATTATTATAAAGATAATAATAATGAATATCAATTAGCTACTGAATATGTTGAAGGACAATATTATTATTACAGAAAAACAACATATGAAAAAACCGATGGAAATTAGGTAGATGTTGAAGTTTTAAAAGAATGGTATGAAAATGATTTAATTTTACATCGTGCTGAAACTTTTTATACAGTAATAAAAGATACTAATAGTGATATTATTCAATTAACTGAACTTACAAAATAGACTTTGTTAGATAAGCGTGATTAGATTTTTAATCAAGAAATATATGTTTTTGGTTAGACTGGTCAATATGATAGGCCTTATTTAACAATAAATGAAGCTGAAGAAAAAAATATTATTACTTTATAGAATGATTTTTATTAGAGTAATACATATCATTATATGAGAAATGATACTTATATTCTTGATACAAATTCTCAATATACTAAAGATAGACAATATTATATTATAGATAAACCTCCTTTAAGATTAAATAGTAATATACATTTTTATGAAAAAGATAAATATTATACAGAAACTCAAGATGAAGAAGGATTTGAATTAGTTTCATCTCAAAAGATGCCTGAAAATATTACTTTTTATAATAAAAATGATTATTATGTAATAAATGATACAAGGAATCTTTTATCATATGGTTCTAAATGGAATCTTAATCTTTTAAATATTCCGGATAGTATTACTTTAGGTAAAAGAATTACTCGTTATGAATTGATTGAATTGCCGAATTACTCAGTTAATACAAATACTTTAAATGGAATGCTTATTAAAATTCATCAATTATTAGAAATCAATGATAATTTAACTCGTTCAAGTGAAAATTTAAGTGGTTTAATGAATCAACTTAAAGATTTACTGGCAAGTTTTTCTATAGTTAAATCTCGTGAATTTATGATAGTTGATGATTATGGACGTTATCATAATGCTCCATTTAGAGGAGATAATTGGTTAAAACTTACTGTTGATGGTGATCCAGAGTTACCTTCAATTAAGATTGATCATACTTTTAATCCAGGAAATGATACTACATCAACTTTAGATGTTAATGGTAATGGAAATACTATTAACTTATATACGCCAATTCTTGATGATAATGGACACGTAGTAGCTAAAGATACTAAAACAGTAACTTTACCATATAGTTTTAAAACTATTAAAACTAATAAAGTTGGTAGTTCAGAAGAAAATATGAGTATTGAGGGAAGTGCAGATATTGTTGCAGATTCTACTCAAGATACTTTAACTATAAATTCTGATAATGCATGGATTAGAATTAAAGGAAATTCATCTAATGATACTTTAACTTTTGCTCATGAAATTCATAATATTGATACTGTAAATACTACTGATAGTAATTTCAATACTAATAATTCTAATACTTTTACTGTAACTGATATAAGTAATGATAAGGCAGGACATATTATAGCCAATAAGAAACATACTTATACATTACCTTATAATTGGAAGACTTTTACATCTTCAGGTATAAATGCAAGTGAAAATGATTTAGCTTTCCCAGAAAACAATCAACATGAACCAATTTATAGTAGTAGTATTGATGCGGATAATTGTAAGGCTAGTATAGCTATAGAGCCGGGTAATACTTGGCTAAAGATGATAGCTGAAAGTACGATAAATAATGATCAAGTTAATAATAAATTTACTATTGCTCATACTGTAAATCCTATTGAAACAATTCCAAAAGCTGATACTGATCTTGATAGGGTTGGTTATTTTACTGTTCAAGATATTTCTAAAGATAATGCAGGTCATATTACTGCTATTCAAAATCATAAATATATTTTGCCTCATGCTTGGCGTAATTTTAAAGTAGGTAATGATACTATTTCGGCAAATGATTATGAAGGAACAGCAAAATTTGTTGGAGATAATTGGGTTGGAATTAGTCTTGTAGATGAAACAGAAGGATAGAATCCTGTAACTGATACAATTCAATTTATTCATAAAACAGCAGTTGAAGATCCTACATTTGTAATACCTAATAATGATACTCCGGCATTTAATGGAACATTTTCAGTTCCATATATTGGAATAGATAGTAATGGTCATATTCATACATTAGGTAATAAAACAGTTACTATTCCAAATATTACTTTAACAAATGCTTAGAGTGGTAATGTAGTAACTGGTATAAGTTATGTTAATGGGGCTTTTACTGAATCGAAAACAAATGTTGGAACTCTTTTATTAACAGATTTTACAACTGATAGTACGAGTACGATATTAAATTTAGCAAATTCAGATTCTATCAATACTGCTTTTGGAAAACTTGAAAAGAGAATTAAAGAAGAAGAAACCAATAGAAAAGATGCTATAAATAATCTTGATGCTAATATTTCAGATGTATTTGATCAAGGTAAAACTCTATTAACTTTGACTGAAGAAGATGGTATAATTTCTTGTACAACTCAAGATATTTATATTACTGGAAATCAAGTAAAAGTTGGAACAGTACCAAATGGACTTGAAACGGCAGATTTAACTTTAACGAGTTGGATTAATAGTTTAGATTTTACAGCTTCTGATCTTGGTGCAGGAAAAACTATTACAGCACTTACTTAGGTTGATGGTAAAGTATCTGCTACAGTGTCTGATATTGCCATTACAGCAAGTCAAGTTGCAGTTGATGATAATACAAATTTTGATGCTAGATATTATACTGAAACTGAGATTGATACTAAGGTTAGTGGTTTAACGGCAAATAATAATATTAGTTCTGGTGAAATTCATTTATTAAAGAGTTTGAGTGAAGTTAATGGCGTTATAAGTTATACAAGTGAAAAATTAGCATGGAGTCATATTTCAGCACTTCTTCCTTCTGGAAATAATGCTTTTGTGACACAAGCTGAACTTAATAATCATACTCATTCAATAACTTTAATAGCTGATACTAATTCATCAACTATTACTTTATCTTCTGGTGGAACTTATAAATTGACTGCTGGTGGCAATTCAATCATTTTTGCATTAGATAACTTTGCTTCTTCAAATCATAATCATAATGGTGTATATCAGCCAGTAGGAAATTATGCCGAATCATTACATAATCATACTTTAAGTAATATTATTGATATAGGGACTATTAGTGATGTTGTAGGTATAGAAAAACAACCTGCTATTGCGCCAAATCCTGAAGTTCCAGGAGATGAAGGAACACCTGCAGTTCTTACTGAAAATTTAATAGATTATATTAAATGGCTCGAAAATAGAATTACTGCTTTAGAAACTGGTGTATAATAAATTAAAAGTTTGGTCTCTACCATGAGGCCGAACTTTTTTAATTTTACATATAGTTTTTTTATATTTTATAGTAAGGAAAAATTTTTAAAAGGAGGGTAAAAACTTTGGCTTGGAAGACATAGATAAGTGGTTATGTAAAGTTTTTAAGAGGAACTCCTGCTCTTTGGGCGGAAATTACTGAAAAAGATAATGATACTATATATTTTATTAGTGAGCCTTCTGCTTCAACAGGAAAATTATATTTAGGAGATAAATTAATTAGTGGTGGTGGTGAAGGTGGCGCGGTTTCTTTAAATGATTTAGAAGATGTTCTTATGTCAGCCGGAATTACAGCACCATCACTTTTAGTATATGATACTGTTACTTCTAAATGGAAACCACAAACAGTTGCATCGATAATAAGTCAATATATTAGTATTATGACTGGAGCAACTGAAAATAGTGATGGAACTGGTGGTTTAGTTCCTCAACCTACACAGAACCAACAAAATTTATTTTTACGCGGAGATGCAACTTGGGCAAATCCAGTATTAAATATAGAAAATGAATTAAATACTTTAATTGGTAATGATACTGGAAAAAGCGCAAGAGAAATTGCAAGTGAAGAAGTTGCTGGATTAATAGCAAATGCTCCAGCGGCTTTTGATACATTAAAAGAAATTGCTGATTGGATTGATACTCATGATGCAACTGCGGATATAGTTAATTTAAATAATGTCGTTTTTGGAACAGAAAATGTAACTGGTTTAGCAGATTTAGTTCCTGTTATTCAAGAAGATGTAAATGGCTTGAATGATAGAATGACGGTTGTAGAAACAGCAGTTAGTGAAATTGACGGTCGTTTAAGATGGCAAAATATAATTGAAAATAATTAAGGAGGAAATAAAATATGGCGAATCCTGTAAAAAATCCTACTGGTGGAGCATTAATTAGTTTTAAAGTTGGTTCTCAAAGTACAATTGATAATTGGCTAAAGAGTCCTTCTACATATGCATCTGCTATAAGTGAAGGCACTTTTTATTTAACTGAAGATACTCATAGATTATACATTGGTAATCAAGATCATACAGTTAGTGCCTTAAATGAAGGTATTGAAACTTATAATAATATTGCTTCTTTACCAATAGCTTCTATTACTACTCTTGGACATTTTTATTATGCTAAAGCAGAAAATATTTTATGTGTAGGTGCAGGCTATAAAAATAGTCAAGGACAAGATGCTTATCAATGGATTCAAATAAATCAAAATACAGATCATTATCATAAAGATTTTTCAAGAGCAGTTTCTGATAATAATTCAAATAATACAGTAACTATTACAGATTCTTTTAATGATCAAAATAACGCTCCAACAACATTATCAGTTATTTTAAAGGGTGATAATGGTATTATTATTACACAAGAAGATGGTGCTTCAACTCCTACTATTAAAATTAGCGGAGATACTTACACATTATCTGCAGCAAATAGTTCTACTACTGGTGAAGTTGATATTAAATTAGATTCTTCTAATTCTACTAATGATAGTAAAGTAATAATTAAAAAAGGTGCTAATATTAATCTTTCAGTTCCAGGTTCTGGAACAGATTCTGGAAAGCTTGTTCTTTCTGCTGAAAATGATGTGCCGAATAGTTTAACTTTTAATAATGCGGCAAATAGTGGAAATGGTTTTGTAGCAAGTATTGGTATTACTAATAAAAGTCCTGTTACTGGTAATTTTGATCCAGTAATTAATACTGGTCTTAATGGTGATACATCTACTCATTTTGTAAATGGAAAAGCTGCATTACCGGTTTATACAATTGAAGAAATTGATGGCCTTGTTGAAGGCTTAAATGCAATGCATTATATTGGTACAGTTAATGATTTAGGGACTGGTACTGGCGCAAAGGCAATTGTAATAAATACTACTCCAAATACTATTACTGTTGTAAAAAATAATGCTGAAACTGTACTTAAAGTTAAAATTGGTGACACTTTTTTAGCTAATGAAAATGGTATGGCAGGAAAGAAACCTGGAACTTTGTTTATTGCTACTGGTACTGAAGGTAGTGATGGTTATATTACTGCTGAAAGTTTAAAATTTGAAATAGTAGAAGAAACTTATTTTACTGATACAAATTATGAATTAACTTGGTTACCAAATAGTGGCGGAAATGCTGTTCCAAGTATTGCCCTTAAAGATGCTGCTCCAGGAGGACAATTAGTAGGTGGAGCAACTACTTTTACTGGAGGAACTGCTATTAATGTATCTGCTTCTCGTAGTGGAGATAATCAAACAATTACTGTAACTCATGGAAATGTTTCTCATAGTGATACTAATGGAACTGCTACTTCAATGGCAGAAGCTGTAAGCAGTACTGGAAATATTTCTGCAAGTACTCCAATTACTGTTGTTACAGGAGTTACAGTAAATACACAAGGTCACGTTACTGGTGTTGAAAAAACTCAATATACATTAAAAGATACTAATGCTATTTTATCTTCAAATGCTTATAGTTCAAATGCTTATACAAGCTCTAATGTTAAAGTTGGTGTTTTATCTAATAGTGTTCAAGATACTAATAGTTTAGGTGGTCATAATACAGCAACTGGTAAAGCAGTTTTTACAAGTGAAACTTTAAATATTAATGCTGTTGCAACAACTGATGGTTATGGTTCTACAGCAAGTGATACTGCTTATTTGAATGGTCTTAATATTGAAATGGTTTGGGGCACATTCTGATAATTTATAAGATTTATTTTTTATGATAAAATGAGAAATAAAAGCGGAAGAGAGAATATTTCTCTTCCGCTTTTTCTTTTTATATATATGAGAAGAAAAAATGATAGAAAGGAGATAAACTGCATGATAGATAATCGTACGAAATTTAGACCTGTAGTAGGTGAAGAAGCAAAAATTAGAGTTATGCCACATAATGAAGGTTATGTTTATTATGCTTCTGATACAGGAAGAATCTTTCTTGATGCGTATGATGAAAGAATAACTATGGGTGGTAGTGGCGCTTCATTATTTTATTTTGAAGAAGATAAAGTCACTGAATTACCTAATGGTGCATATCAATTACGTTTATCATCTGTTGCCGATGGTCAAGACGTAAATGCTATTAAAGAAATGGATTTAATTATTAATACAACTACAGGTAGTTTCTATCGTGTATCCAGTGTAGATCAAGAAATAGGTGTTGTTGAAGCTGAATTACTTGCCGTTGCTGGTAGTGGTTCAGGTGGCGGCAGTGGAGGTGGTGGTGGAGAAGTTTCCACAAGCATCAAAATTGATGTTTTAGATCCACCTACTAATACTTATGTTTATGGACAAGACGCATATACTACAGTTGTTGTTACTGCTTCAGATGATACATATGTTTATTTAACTCTTGATATTATTGGGGCACAAGGAACTACTACTAAAACAGATATTATTCAAAGTGGTGTTGAAGTTAGACTTAATATTGGTAAAGCTCTTCAGCCTGGTATTAATAAAATTGTTATTAGAGCATCTGGTGATAATAGTGGTACAGCAAGTCCTAAAAGTTATCCTAATAGACAAGCTATTCGTTTAGGACTTCAAGCAAGTTCTTCATTTAATCCTTTAGCAGTTCAAAGTGGAACAGCTACTATTCAGTATAGGCCAGAAGGTTTGATTGAAAAAACAATAACCGTTTATGTTGATAATATTCAAGTTGCTTCTAAGACTATTCATGCTAATATTAGTGGCGTTACTGATTCTATTGATGTCCCAGAACAAGCACATGGTGTTCATAAAGTCTCATTAGTATTATCAGCAGAATTAAATGGCTTGACAGTTTCTACTGAGCCTCTTGAATATGAATTAGCTTGGGCACAATCAGGAAATCTGAACCCAATTATTTGGTTCCCATATGGATATAAAACGAATATTGTAAATTATAGTAATTATCTTCTTCAATATCGTGTATATGATCCATCTAATAATGAAACTACAACAATGCACATCCGTCATAATGGAGTAGAAATAAACACTTCTCCTTTGACAGTTTCTTCTGATATAAATGCTACATCAGCTCAGACACTTTCAATTAGTGATTATAATGTAGGTTCTAACTCTTATGTTTTTGTTGTTGGTTCTACTTCTAAAGAAATCCTTTTTGAAGTATCAGAGGATATGTCCAGAGATTTAAATGTTTTACAATCTGGCTTAATCGTGAATTTAGACTCAAAAGGTAGAAGTAATGCAGAAAATCCTCAAAGTAGAGAGATTTGGACTAGCGTTCGTGATGGTAAGACAACCACTGTTCAATTTAATAACTTCAACTGGTATAATAATGGTTGGATTATGGATGAAGACGGCAATAGTTGTTTGAGAGTTAGTAATGGCGCTTCTATTACAATTCCATTAGGTGAATTTGATATTTTAAGATCTACTCAATTAAATACTTCTTTAGCATTTGAGTTTAGATTTAAAATTAGAAATGTTCGTGAATATGCTACATTAATTACACGTCAAGCAACGGATGCTTCTGATCCTAACTATGAAGAAGATCCTAATAAAGCTATTTACAATGTTAGTAATTTTGAAACTGAAAGAGGCGTTGTAGGTAAATTCTATGGCACAAAAGGTATCTTAATCGGCACACAGGAAGCTCTTTTCTCTACTGGAGAATCAACAATCAGTGCTAGATATAAAGAAGATGATATTGTTTCACTTACTTTTGTTCTTGAAAGAAGAACAGCTACTAGAACTAAGCCTTTAATTTATATTTATATTAATGGCGTAGCAAGTGGTGTTTGTACTTATACTTCAAGTGAAAGTTTTGAAGCACAAGTATCAAATATGATTTTTAATTCAACTTATGCAGATATTGATTTATATAATATTCGTATTTATAATATTGATTTCTCAAGTGCCGATGTAGTTCATAACTATATTGCAGACATCAAGGACGTTGATATTTATGATGTAAATAACAATATTATTACATATGAAAACAACCTTCCTATGATTGATTATACTAAGATGCTTGAATATAACCAAGTACATCCAAGCACACCTATCGAACCTTATGCAGTAATTAAAGTTAGAAGAGATTCTGATAAGATGCCATATTTTAAAGGTGATAAAGTTCCAGTCGATATTAAGTTTGTAAATCCATATCTTGATTATCTCTGGGAAAATCGTGATAGCGGTGTTGTTAATCCTATTACTGGTAATCCTATTACAGAAGAAGAATATTTGACAGGTTGTCCGAGTTTTAATTATGTAACAACTGATGCGGGTGTTACATACGCTATAAATGGAGTAAAAGGACAGTTAAATGTTCAAGGTACTTCTTCTCAAGGTTATCCACGTCGTAATTTCAAGTGGAAAGCTAGTTTAAAGGATAAACAAAAAAATCAGTTATCTGAATGGACTTATACTAATGGACCTCTAAAAGATCAATCTCTTTGGGATAAGAATACTGTAAATGATAAATCTTATAAAAATTGGTATATGGATACAACTTTAACTGGTTCAAGTGTATTTACTTTTAAAGCAGATTATATGGAGTCTTCAAGTTCTCATAATACTGGTATGGCTAATTATGTAGGAACATTATATAGTAAGCATCCTCTTGAATATTATGATAATTTGAATCTATCTGTCAATATTTCTTTATTAAGAACTACTATTTACGGTTTCCCAATGCTTGTATTCCAAGAGAAACAAGATGGAACATATGAGTATTTAGGTAGATATAACTTCAACCTTGATAAAGATTCTAATGAACGTTATGGTTTTGAAGTTGAAGATGATTCTTTAGTAAGAGATCCAGCAGATAATAGTAAATTCTTGTCGATTGCTAGAATCGCTGAATGTTGGGAATTTGAACATAACGGCGGTGGTCGTTGCTCTGCTAAGAAAACAGATTGGGATGAAATTGATTCTGATCCTCAAAAGAATGGTGCCCTTTCACTTATGTCAGACTTTGATTATAGATATAATTATTATGCTGATGATATTGATGATATGGTGGATGGAGCTGGCGATTGGGAGAATGCTACTCAAGCAGAAAAAAATGCTTATTGGCTTGAAAGAACAAAAAATCTGAGAGATGTTTTAGATTGGCTTACTTCAACGGATACTTCAGTTCAAGGTTTGACTGATGAACAAAAAGCTGCTAGATTGACTAAGTTCCGTAATGAATTTTCAAGTCATTTCAATAAAGAATATTGTACCATTTATTTCATTGCAACAGAGTTACTTCATATGTATGATAGCCGTGGTAAGAATATGATGTGGGCTACTTGGGGTCCTCAGGTCGAAGGCGGCGATTATATTTGGTTCCCTATCTTCTATGATATGGATACAATGTTTGGTATCAACAACTCAGGTATTCCTACTTGGGATTATAACGCAGAGCCTACTGATTTAGGTCAATTCTCAACAAACAATCATACATTATGGGAAAACTTCTATGCTTGTTATGAAAGTGATATTCAATCAGCATATAGAACTCTTGTAGGTTCTAAAATTAGTTATGAATAGTTGGCAGGTTATTTTAACTTTGACCCAATGGTAACTAAATCTTTAGCGATGGAAGGTCAAAGACCTATCGTTACTATTAATGTAGATGAATATTATAAATATATAGCCCCTGCTTTCTCTGGTTATATTGATCAAGAAGGTAATACTTCTTATACTCAAACATTCTTCTATTGCTTACAAGGAACTCGTGAATTACAACGTAAATTATATTTCCGTAATAGATTGAATTATCTGAATAGTAAATGGTTTGCGGGAACATATACAACTGGTGGAGTTAAGTCTCAATATCATGCACGTTTCAATGCGAATAATGCAGCTGAAACATCTGATAAATATATTTACAATCCTACTCAACCAGCAGGAACAGAAATTGAGTTAAAAGGTAGAACCTTTATTACATCTGATACATATCCGGCAAATGAATTAGATGCTGATTTGACGCTTAATATTAGAACATTCTTGAAACAATATGTATCAGGACAGTTTGATGATACTAAGACTGAAAGAAAATATTCTGATGGTCTAAATGCTCAATCTGTTATTCCTCCTTCTGATCGTATAAATTCTATTCAAACTGAGCCTATGAAGGATGAATCTTTATATTATATTGGTGGTGGAGAATATATTGCCGATTTAGGTGATGTATCTAAACATTATCCAAATCTATTTATGATTAGTCCTTTAGTTAGATTAGAGGAAATTAACCTTGGTAGTGATGTTGATGGATATTTTAATGATAGAATGACATTTAGTAACCTTACATTAGATGATTCGGCAGATTCAGAAAATCCAAAAAGTTTATTAAAGAAAGTCAATATGACTGGTTTAAGAAGATTCTCAGGCCCCGTTGATTTAGGTGGTTCTGAAAAACTTGAAGAATTCAGAGCACTGAATACTGGTGTTACTTCTGGAACATTTGCTCCAGGCGTTCAGTTACATACACTCCATTTACCTGTAACTACTAATAGATTGGAATTAGTTGAAGCTACCTCTTTAACGACTTTATTATCTGCTCCAAAAGTGAATGGTGAAGTTCAAAGAGGTTTATATATTGAAGGTTTAACAAATCAAGTTGGAAATGTTACAGCTGATGCTACTAGAATGAATACTTATTCATTAGTTGGTGGAGCACTTGGATATAACTCTTATAAATTATTGAAAGTTCTAACAATAATTAAACAAAGAATGCAGAATGCTGAAACATTAGCCGCAGGTTTTGACAAAGTTTTAAGAATTAATTTATAGAATGTAAATTGGTCTCCATATCGTCAAGTAAGCAATGGTGAAATTTATATTTCTACTAATCAGTATCATAAAGATAATGGAAGATATAGATTAATACCATATACATATGACGCTGAAACTTGGGATGAAGATGTTTTAAATGGAAGAATTTATCAATATACGCCTAGTGCTTATGAACCAGCAGTTGTTACTGACTTAAGTATTTTAGATACTTATATTCAAAGTTATCTCGATGCAGTTGAATATTTCAATGAAGAACACTTATTGACTTTGAATTATTTCAGAAACACTTCTTCAACAGCTTCAATACCTACTTTGCCAACAATTACTGGTTTGGTATATGTTAATAATTCAACCGCTATTAGTGAAGCTGATTTATTCAATAAATATGAGAAATATTTCCCAGATTTAAAGATTTTCTGCCTCAATGTTCAAGAAGGATATGTTACTAATTATATCAATATTGACGAAAGCGGCAAGCAAAATATTTACTTGAAACAATGCGTATCAACTTCTGATACTTCTACTCTTGGACCTATTTATCCAGAAATTGATCCTACAAAGATTAATTATGATTTCCAAGGATGGGCAGTTGCTCCAAATGGAACGGTGAAGAGCCAAGCTGAAATTGAAGCATTGAGATATTCTTCTCAATCTACTTATAATTTCTATTCAACTTGGGATGTTCAAAGATTTACTATTACATTCAAAGATCCTGATACAGAAGCTGTAATTACTTCTTATGAAATTCCTTATGGTGAAATGTTATATGATCCTATGGTTCTTCCAATAAGTGCAAGAGAAAGTTCATTAGTAGATGATTAGAGATATAAATGTATTGGTTGGGTTATAAATAAGGATAATAGTTATCCATTATCTATGAATTCAGCTAGAGTTAATTTATTGAATCTTTCAGCTATTATGTCTCAGAACAATGATAGAACATATTACGCTTGTTTCTTAGCAGAAGATTGTAGAACAAATCCAACAGATTCAAGATTCTTTACTTTTTCTAGAAAAACAGGAACTAATGAATGTGTATGTCAACCAGCAGATGGTGCTATATTAAAAGGAAAAATTACTATTCCTACAATATATAATGGAATGATAGTTACTGAATTATCAGATTTTGGAACGGGTTATACAAATACTAAAACACCTCAAGAAATTACTCATATTTATTGGTATAATGTAAATGGAATAGAGCCTCAATTAAAAAGTATTGCATCATCAGCATTTAGATCTTGTACAAATTTAATCTATATTGATATTCCAAATACAATTGAAATAATTCAAGATTCTGCTTTTAGAAATTGCATTTCTTTAAAAATGATAGATTTTTCTAACTTTAAAAAATTAGAAACTATTAGCGATTATGCCTTTAATGGTGCTTTTGGAAATATGGAAGATATAAATCTTCATTTTTCTGGTAAAACAAAGAATTTTGGACAATATAGTTTTGCTTATTTAAATTCAAAAAAGTTAGGTAGACTTCAATTTGGAGATATTGATGATCCTGTAACATTTACAAATAATATAACTATAGCGTTACAATCATTTTTACAAGCACCGGGAGATAATTTTCAATATGTTACTTTTTATTATAATTCTACTACAACAAATAAAGAAACTGCTTTAGTTCCTTTATTTAATGAATTATATATGAGTATTGCTGGTGCTCAAGATGATTATATAGATGTTGCTTAATTTGAATGGGAGGACGTAATATGAAAAAAACCGTGTATTATGTTTATTTAGGAACGAACGGGACTATTATGAGTCCCGTTCATTTAGAAGATATATATTATACTCGTAGACTTTAGATTCATGCTGATGAGGGAAAACTTCTTACTTCTGATGGAAAAATTTTTCAAGCAGAAGCTTTTATAAATGAAGAAGACCTTGATAAATGGGTTGAAGTTGATAAATGATTTAAGGACAAAACTCTTTACATTGCTATTGTTTTTTTTCATATAAAAATGAAAGGAAACAATAGCAATATTAAAAAAATTTATAGAAAGGATTGGACAAATACATGATTACATCTATTAAAGATACTAATGCTGACCAATATAGTATTTTATTTTCTAAAGCAGTAAAAGATTTAATGAGTCATGATGATAATGGTAATCGTATTGATTCCCCAACTCCAGGAGCAGAAACACCTGCTATTCCTTATGAAACTATAAGTTTAAGTTCTTATGAACCAAGCACTTATTATCGTTGGGATCCTGTAGAAAAAGAATTTGTATTGGCTACAGAAGAAGAGGCTTTTGATGATGAAACATATTATAAAATAAAAAATGATAATGATTATATTGCTTCTTTAAATGAATATTTTTCATATATTAAGACTTTAGCTTTAATTAATAAAACTTATACTATGTTATCATTAGATGAACCTACTTTTGATATTGATTTAAATACTCGTGAAATTAAAGTCCCAGAACATTTTGAAAAAAATGGTATTTCAGTTCAAGGTGATGAAATTGCTGAAATTATTTATTTTAAAGTAAATAGATACTTTGATATGATTGATTTAGCAACGCAAGATATTTATATTCAGTGGAGAAGTGCTGCCGTTGATGAAGAAGGCGAATATATTGAAGGTGTTTCTACACCTTGGTGTGTTGATTATGAAAGTTAGCCAGGTTATATCATTTTTGGTTGGCCAATTTCTTCAAAAATTACTGCTGAATCAGGACAAATTGCTTTTGCAGTTCGTTTTTATACATATGATGCTGATGAATTAAAAACTCCTTTAACTTATTCTCTTTCAACTTTAACACAAATTGTTACTGTAAAGCCAGCTCTTAATTTTGATTTAGTTGGTAAAATTTTACGCGATGGGGCACAAGATGGTTTTATCAGTGATAATAATATTAATTTAATTCTTAATAGATTAGTTAATTCTGAAAATAGTGAAGGTGCGGAACCTGCAACTGAGCCTATATTTATTATGAATTTACAACAAGGTAATAATACAGTTTCTGAAGATGGAAAAACTTTTGCATGGTTAGATTTAAATCCAGACGGTTTCAGAACTGTTCCAGTTAAACTTCAGGTAGAAGCAATTTCTACAGATGCTGGTAGAATTAGTTATAACGTAAGTAAATATAAATTAGATGGGACCTTTGATGAAGATTATCAAGGAGCAGCTACTGTTTATATTAAATCAAAAGATACTGAACGTGTTCAAAATAAAAAATATTATTCTTATGTAGATGGTCTTGGTTATCCTGAAATTGAAGATTTTTCTGAGATTGAATGGAATGCCGATCCGGATGAAAGAAATCTTTATGAACGTGTATTTGAAGTTACTATTGATACTATTGGTATGTATAGAGTTAGAGTTACTAATAGAATTGGACGTAGCCAATCTTCAGCTTTAAGTTATATGGTTATTGTTGAAAAGCCTAAAACTGTAACTGTTACAAATCCAGTAATTAGTGGATATGTTAATGATACATTACTTTCTATTGAAGCAAATTCTGATGATTCAGATAAGAGTAAATTTACTTATCAATGGAGTAAAAAATCATTAAATGGTGATGAATATGCTGAAGTAAGTGGAGCAACTGAAAATACATATTTACCAGAAGAAACTGGATTTTATAAAGTAAATGTTCGTAATAATTTACATGTTGATTATAATGGGGAATTAGATTATACTACAGTTGATAGTTTACCAGCAAGAATTACTGAACGTGCAAAAACTTGTACTGTTGTAGCGATGTCTAAAACTCAAATTCCTAGACAACAATTAGGAGAAGGCTTTAGAATTTCAGTAACACCAGATTCTTCTGAAATTAGAGATATTAATTTTGGAGATACTATTTTATATCAATGGTATGATTATGGTATTATGCCAGGAGCAGAATATGATAATGATGTTGCGGCCGCTAATAATGGTCTCTATGAAACAACAGAAGCTGATAGTATTGTTGAAGGAGCTACTGAAGCTACTTTTTTACCAAATAGTGAACAAACAGGAACTTTCTATTGTAAAGTTACTAATAGATATAATAATGATGAAAAATCTATAAATTCTATGTTCTTTACAATTACTGATGAATAATAATAAAGGAGGGTTTGGCGAATGTATACAGATAGTCAAGAATATTTAAACCTGCTATATAAAATACAAGATAATAATAAGCCAAGCCTTGCTGTTTTAGCACCTGGTTATGAACCTTTTTATGAAATTGACTTAAATACAAGGACTATAAATGCTCCGACTGTTCTTGGTATTAAGACAGACCATAAAGCAGAAACAGTATTTTTTAAAGTAGCAAGACATTATGATGGTATTGATTTATCTAATTTAAATTGTATTATTCAATATATTAATGCGGCAGGAGAAGGACGAGTATATGTTGTTCCTTATTATGATCTTGATACTTGCTCTAATGAAGATGAAATATTGTTTCCTTGGGTTATTGATGGTGAAGTAACTAAAGAAGCAGGTGAAGTATAGTATTCAGTTAGATTTTTCTTATTAGATAATTCTGGTTCTTATTTATTATATAATTTAAATACTCTTCCTACTATTGGAATTGTAGAAAATGGAATAGAATTTAATGATGAAATGTTTTATATTGAAGTAATTCCTACTCCAACAGCAAGTGAATATGATGAAGGTGAATATTATACTTATAATGGCAATAATCATACTTATGAACGTAGTATAGGTAATTATGATAGAAGTATAAAATATTATAAAAAAGTTTCACTCGAAGATAAAGAATGGGCTGCAAGTTTTATACAAAAAATAGAAAATTATATTATGGAAATGTCATAGAAAGATTTGACATGGATAGTAGTTTAATATATAGGGGAAGAATGATAAATCATTCTTCCCCTATTTTTTATTTAGGACAAAATAGATTAAAAATTATATCTTATTTTTAAATATATTATAGGTATAATTTTTAAGAAGAAAAGGAGGAATCTTTTTAATGTCTAATAATAAACCATTAAAGGTATTTTTTAAAATTGGTCAAGAAGTAAATGCCAATGATGTATAGAAATTACCTTTGGAAGAAGGCCAAATTACTTTTTCTACTGAAAAAACAACGGGTGGAATAAATAAAGCTTATATTTATATAGATAAAAAAGATAATACTGGCGAAATACAAAGAATTAAAATTTCATCAGAATATGCTAATAGGGCAATAAATGATGAAGATGGTTCAAATATTCAATCAACTTATGTTAAACATGGAACTATTTCTATTGATGATATAAATAAACATATTTTTAAATATAAAAATAATGTAAATAATGAATTAAAAATAGAATTGCCTTATGTTCTTTTAGATGGAGATACCATGACGGGCAGTTTATATACCTTAGGCTCAATGTCTGCCGCTGGTGGTTTTTTAGGAGATGTAAAAGGAAATATTAAAGGAGATTAGGGTTCGTTTAGAAAAATTATTATTAAAGGTAAAACTGAAGCAAAAAATACTTATGATTCAAAAAATCCTCGTATTGATTTTTCATCAAATACTGAAGATCCTGAAATTATATCTTTAATTTTTACTGATAAAAATACTATTAATACAACTGAAGGAGCTTCTCCTCATAGTTTAACTTTAAGAGGAAATGATAGTTCAATAGAGCCATTATTTATTACTCCAAGACTTAAAGTTGGAACAAAATTAGATTCTCTTTATGCTTTTAATGCTGATTCGGCTTTAATTCATAATTGGATTGAAACGATAGGAAATTATGGATGGAAAAGTAGCACTTTAGGTGGTGGTATTTATATGCCGGATATAAATACTGTTTCAATATATGGTAATAAAAATTTTAAAGTTCCTGTATCTACTGTTTCTACTATTCTTGAAGGTATTTTAAAAGTAGGATTAATCAGCGGTAGTAATTATGCAATGGTTGTTAGTAATTCAGAAATTACTTTAGGTAATGCAACAAGTATTAGAAAAGATGGCTGTAATCTTACAACTATAAATGGTCATTTAGTTATTAATTCAGCAAAAAATACAGATACATCTTATAATGAAGGTATTAGAATAAATAAAAGTAATACATCAGAAACTTGGTCTGGAATTACTATTGGTGGAGCAGAAAATTCAACAGCAAGTACATCAATCGGAACATGGTTTGTTGGTTGTAAAAATGGAAATTTTTATGTAACACATAATAATCGTGATAACGCTTCATTATAGATTATTGGACAATTGATTAATCAAGAAGAAAAAGGTTTTATTGTGAAACCGAGAGTAGGAATAAATGTTGATAATATAAATACAAATTATTTTTTAGAAGTAAATGGAGTATCTTATTTAAAAGGAAGAACTTATTTTGAAAACGGTATTAGTTTACATAGTCCAACAGAGACAGGAATTCCTACTAATACTGGAATTTTCTTTAAGAATTTAGCAACTTTAGCAGCACCTACAGCTTCTTCTTTTGGATAGGGGCAGATTCAATTTTATGCGGATAAAGATACTACCGCAAATACTAAAAATCGGACTGGTAGAAATCAAAAGGAATCTGCTATTTTGTCTATTTCTGGAGAATCTGGTAAATTAACTCATCAATTAAGTTTTGATATTTCTAATAAAACTTCTATTGATGGTAATTTATATCATAGAGTTGGAGATGCTACTGCTTGGGAAGACTGGGCGATTTTACTTGATAATACTAACGTAAGTTGGAGTAATTGGACAAATGGTACTACTTCAGGACCTATTGCAAATATTAGTATAGGTGGAACTAATATTGCAAGTTCTGCTGTTCCGGCAGCTACAGAAACAATTTCAGGAGTTATAACTACTGGGGCACAAACTTTTAGTGGTAATAAAATTTTTAAAGGAACATTAACTGTTAATTCTTCTACTGTTGGATTAGGAAATAATATTACATTAGGTAAAGGTTCTGTTGATGATACTGCGAGAAGTATTATTGTTCAAGGAAAGGCTGGTAATATAATTTTAACTTCTCCTGTGAGCGGAGTTAGAACTTTATCTTTTACTAATGTAAATAGTAGTACTGTAAATGCTATTGAGGCTTCTAATTCTGGTATTACTTTTAATGGTAGTTTATCAGGAACTGCCGCTCGTGCTATAAGTGATGCTAGTGGAAATAATATTGTAAATACTTATGCTACTAAAACTGAAATGAATGATTTATTAGCTATTGCTGATGCTATGATATTTAAAGGAACTATTGGTAATAGTGAAGATAATCCTACTATAACATCATTGCCAGCTATTCATAATGCAGGATGGACTTATAAAGTTATTACTGAAAATAGTTATATTGGTAAGCAATGTGAAGTTGGAGATTTAATTATTTGTATTAAAGATGGTACAGTAGCAAGTAATAATGATTGGACAATAGTTCAAACGAATGTAGATAGAGCATTAGTTAGTCCTTTGGAAACTAAAACTGGTGCTTTAGCAATGTATAGTAATAATACTGGAATAGTAGTTCAATCTTCTATAAAAAGAGGAAATACAACTTGTCCAATTTATATTGATGAAAATGGTGTGCCGCAATCAATTACTGCTTATCAAGGAAATGCTGCTTCAGCAACTGTTTTATATAATAAGAGAAAAATTAATGGAACTATATTCAATGGTTCTGAAGATATTGTAACTAATAAATGGGGCGTTTCAAGACCTGCTTTAATTTCAGATGGTACTAATTTTGGAGAAATTTCCAATATAGATGGTAGTGATAATATTATTTTAAAGCTACCAACAACTATAAAAGCATCATTAGATGGAATTGCGACTAAAGCAACAAACGATGCAGAAGGAAATAATATTATTAATACTTATGCTACTAAAAATGAATTAACTTCATTGGAAACTAATGTAAATAATTTATTAACTGATAATGATGTTATGATATATAAAGGCACTATTGGAGGAACATCTTCAGGAGCTAATGTAACTGCTTTACCAGATAATCATAAAGTAGGATGGACTTATAAAGTTATTACAGATGGAACTTATGCGGGAAAAAGATGTGAAGCAGGTAATTTAATTATATGTATTACTGATGGAACAACAACAAATAATAATCATTGGATAACAAATAATGTAGGCAATGGAGTTCTTAATTTTAGTTCTTCTGTTCAAGATGGAGCATTAGTTATTTATGATGGTTCTACCGGTAAAAAAATTAAATAGGTTATAACAACTGGAAATTCTACTTGTCCAATTTATATTGATTCAAATGGAAAACCTCAAGCAATTACTTCATATTCAGGTAATGCGGCAAGTGCAACTATTTTATAGACTGGAAGATAGATAAATGGAACTATATTTAATGGTTCTGAAAATATTACTACAAGTAAATGGGGAACTGCAAGAAATATTTCAATATCTGATAATAGTAGTACTAATACTGGAACAGCAGTAAGTGTTGATGGTAGCGGTAATATTACTTTAAAATTGCCTGCTACAATATAGGCTTCTTTATCAGGAACAGCAACAAATGCAACTAATGCTACAAATGATGCTAGTGGAAATAATATTGCTAATACTTATGCTACTAAAACCGCTTTAAATACATTAAGTGGTACAGTAAATGGATTATTAGCAGCAGCTGATGCTATGATATTTAAAGGAACTATTGGTACTGGTGGCACTATAACATCATTACCTTCTACTTCTGAAGCTGGTTGGACTTATAAAGTTATTACAAATGGTACGTATGCTGGTATTACTTGTGAAGTTGGAGATTTAATTATTTGTATTAAAGATGCGACAACATTTAATAATGCTAATTGGACTGTAGTTCAAACAAATACAGATGGAACTATAACAGGTCCAGTAAGTTCTACAAATGGAGCATTGACTTTATTTGATGGAACTTCAGGAAAAAATATTAAACAAGCAACGAATAAAGGAAGTACTACACTACCTATTTATATTGATAATAGTGGAATTCCTCAAACAATTACATCATATGAAGGAGTTGCTGCTAAAACTAATAAAGCAAATATAACTTCAACAGTAAATGCTATTGCTTATTATAGTGATACGACAGGAACTTTCAGTTATATTAGCAGTAGTTCTGGAGCTTTTTATTCTACTGGAACTAATACAAAGCCTGTATTTGGAACTTTACCTATAGGACAAGGAGGCACTGGTATAACAAGTTTTACAATAAATAAAATATATTATGCTTCTGGTTCAACTACTTTAACGGCAAGTTCTCATAGTATAGATAATAGTCATTTAGCTATAAATAATAGTATTAATAATTCTTATAATTTCTATGTAAATGGACCTTCATATTTGAATGGTGAAGTTTGGGCTTCTACTTTATATCCTACTGAATTAGTTTTACCAACTACAGCTTCTTCAAGACCAGGAGCAATTTGGATAGGATAAAAAAGAGAAAAAGGAGATGAGTTAATTGTTAGGTTTAGCATGTCAATTTAATGGGATAAAAACTACATATTCAGGAACAGAATATAATTTTAATGCAGGAACATCAAGACTTTTACTAAGAACTGCTTCTGGAGATAGCGGTGTTCTTACTTATCCTTTAACTTCTGATTCTACAGCAAGTTAGTATTGTGGAATAAAAATAAATGTAGGAGGACATACTTGTTATTTAGCGAGACAAGAAAGTAGATAGTATACTACTGATATTCTTTCTAGTAATGATATAATATTATTAAATTCAAATACAGGACAATTAATATTAAATTAGTATACTGAAAATTATTTATATAATATTACTAAAAGTTCGTATACAGAAACTAATACATAGGCTTCAGGAACTTCTCTTGCTAGCGAACCTATAGAATGGGTTGGTTTTGCTCAAAATGTAACTTATTCTAGATATACAAATAGTGTAACAAAAAATGTTTCTGTTTATCAAAATAGATATAAATATAATTATTCAACTACAACTTCTTATAAGTTATCAGTAAATGGATATGGAAGTTATACTTCTTCATTATATTATAATATGTCTGGAGTTTCTAATAGCTCAAGTGAAGCAATTTTACATTCATAGAAAAATACTACTAGAATTACAAGAACAAGTTCAGGATATTATTATAATTATTCTACTAATGTTGCTCCTCCTTATTTAGCAACTATTTATAATTCTATTACTGTTCCAACTAATCAATAGTGTAATGCTTATACAACTGCATCTTATACTGATTAGTATACTAGATAGGCATTATGTCCATCTGGAATGACTCTTATTAGGACTTATCCAGAACTTGAAGAAATAATAGTTGAACAAGATATTGTAGTTCCAGAATCTAAAGGTGGACAATATAATAACGGAGTTGTTTACGGTTATAGTAGTAAATATTATGAAAATACTTTATATAATACAGGAACTACTTCAAATTTTTAGAAACCTTCTATTACTGAAAATCAATATTATACAGCAGCAATTGCAAATGGTACTTATTAGGGAGGATCTATTTATAAATATAAAAGTTATATAAATTAGGTTTATTTAAATAGTGGATATAGAAAATATGGAAGATATATTTCTATTACAGCCGAATCTTATGATGGATATGATTATGATTTACGAGCTTTAACTAAAACTGATACAGAATCTTATGAATCAACTGCAAAAAAAGCTAATACTGATACTTTAGTATCAGCAAATTATGGTCAATCATTAGGCGGTTTGAAAAGATGGTATGCTTGGCATGATGAATCTTATACTTATTTATAGAATAAAAATATTGCTGAAGCTGATTATGAAAAAACTTCATGGATAGATGATGATGCTGTAGCTTTTGTCCCATCTGGAGGGAGTAAAACTACATATAGAAAAATTTCTGGTTCAGATGATTTTGGTAAAAAAATAGATAGTGTTACTTATATTACAAAATTTGATAACAGATGGACTTAGGGTGATAGGATAGGTTATGCTTATACAAAGTCCAAAGAATATAGTTTTATAAGAACTGAAAAAGAACTTTTCTATGATGCTTATACAGCTAAAATATCTGATAACGGGGATGGTTATTATAGAACTCTTTATACTTCCAAATCAAATCAAACAACTAGTAATAAATTTTAGGTTTGGATTGGAAGTAATCCAGATGATAGATTATTTGATTCTTGGTCAGGGAAAGCTCGTGCAACTTTTGAAATTTGGACAGGTTATTCTAAAGATAATTTTGATGCAAAAGTTCAAAGAAAATCTGGTACTTATACAGGATATACTTATACACCTACCAATAAATATAAATCTCGTATAAATATAAATACTGTAGGATATGAATATACTTCAACATATAAATATAATTATTCTACAGAATATTATACTGAACCTTACACTTATGTATCAAGAAGTACTGAAAATACAACTCATACTGTTGCAGTTGTTAAATAGTTAACAACAGTGTATAAAACAGAAAGTAGATATACTTTACAATTTTCTTCAGTAGAAGAATTAATAGAAAATATATAGCTTTCAACATATACTACAAGAAATACCTATTCAATATTATATTATCAAAATAATGTAAATATTTAAACTTGACTTTTAATATTTTTTTTGGTATTATTTATATAGAAAATAAAATATTAAAAGGAGAAAATAATGAAAGGAATAACTGTAGTATCCCCTATGTGGGGTGAACGTCATATTACTGATAGAATGATCTTTTCTGTTCTTCATCAATATATAGGTAAAACAAATCCTTTTAAAATTCATTTAGTTTTAGTAGATGATTATATAGAAGGAAGACTTGAAAATGGAGACAGCTATTATAAATATTATGAATCAGAAGAATTTAAAGATTTTTATAATACAGAAAATATAAAAATTACTATTATTAAAAATAAAGAACATAAATATCAAGGGGAAAGTAGAGAAATTGGTTTTCTTGCTGGCGATTATCCATATTTTGTTTTAATAGATTGTGATGACATGCTTGCACCAAATGCTCTTGATAGATATATTTGGGCAATTAAAAATAATAGTCGTAATAAAGGATTGCCAATTGCTTACATAGGTGGTATGACATATGGTTTTGAATCAGGGATGCCACCTCAAATAATTCCTGGACATTCTATTTGGGTTCAAGGTAGGTGTTATAATCGTGATTTTATTCTTAAACATGATATTCATTTTCCTACTGGAATAAACTCTCGGCAAGGTGAAGATTATCCATTTATCAACAAAGTAGATTATGCTGTAGAACATGATCCAGGTTATCAAGTTCTTCAATTATTTACAGAAGAAAATCAACAATGTACTACATTTTGGTTTCCAAATCCCAATAGTCTATCTCGTCAAGATCCTCATTATGGACAACATTTATCAGGTTGGACTATGAAAAGTTCGGCAGCAATACTTGATTATTTTGAAGAATTTAATGAAAAAAATGATTTAAGTATTGAAGAAGATGAATATTTAAAAATGAGAAGCCTTGATATGACTATTTATAGTTTTTATAATTTTTTAGATTTTATAAGAGAAGTTGCTTCAACAGATTATGAACCTCTTGAAGAAGATTGGTATGCGTTACGAAATGCAGCTAATTATTTAAGAAAAAAACTTAAAGATACTTTTTGGGATGAAATTTGTTATTCAGATGTTGAAGATAAATTATATCAAGTTAAACATTTTTCAGATGTAAGATTTTGTGAAAGTTGGATTGGAACATTTTATGATTATATAAATAATAAGTCACCACTTTTAAATATGACTTATGATGAAATGAGAGAATATGCTAAAACTCTTGAATTTGATGAAGCTGGACACGAAATTCATTCACCACAAGTTGTTGCTTGGAAAGAACGTCATAAAGAACATATAAATAAAATGAAAGAAGGAGTGATTTAAATCACTCCTTTTTTTTATTAGGAGGTTTAATATGGATTGGTTAAAAATATTACAAGAAATATTCACTGTATGTATTATTCCATTATTAGGAATATTAGCTAAATATTTAATTGATTGGATTCAAGTTAAGAAAAATAATTTAATTGTTCAAGAAGAAAGTGAAATTAAACAAAGATATATTGAAATGTTAGCAAACACAATTGAAACTTGTGTTATTGCTACTAATTAGACTTATGTAAATGCGTTAAAAGATAAAAATGCTTTTACTTTAGAAGCATAGAAAGAAGCATTTGAAATAACAAAAAATGCCATTTTAGCTATACTTGGAGAAGAAGGCCAAAATTATTTAAAACAAATATACGGAGATTTAAATATATATATAATGAAAGAAATCGAAAAGAATGTCAATATTCAAAAAACTAATGGAAAATAAAAAATGGGTAGGTTATTTAACCTACCCATTTTTTTATGACCAATCATGATCTTCTTCAATTTTTATATTACTATTTACAATATAAGTTCCAATACAAATCGCATCACATTCATCTTGTGTAGCTTTGATACCATAAGTATCATTTACATATTTCTAAGCATTTCTTTTCTGTTCAGTTCTATTTTTACCTTTAATTCCTAATTTACTTTTCCAAACAGAAGCTAAAACTGACGTCCGCGGCAATTTTAGTCCAACGGCAAGTTCATATACAACTCCATATACCTCAGCTAATTTCTTAAATGTTTCAACATTATTCAACATTTCCTATCCATTCACTGTCTTTTGGAATTGTATATCTTCAAAAACTAATTCATCTACTTCATATTTATCAATCAGTTCCTATACTTTCCGTTTTATATAATGTAATCTATCGCCAATATCATCCTAATCAGCAGTAAATTTTCCATAATCTTTTAACTGATTATCTTCAAAATAAGCCCAACCCGAGGTTTTTGACGCTTGATCTAGTGCCAAAAGTTTATACACCAGTTGAACCCATACCACCAGTTCTTTCACCAGTAGCCTTATCATCAGAAGTGATATTATAATTCATTATAATACCCTAACCTATTCTATCTCCTTTTTTAAGATAAATAGGAAGTGGGGAAAGATTTATAATTTGAAAGAAAATCTCTCCTTCATTATCTGGATTATTGTAATAATCAGCGTCAATAATTCCTACACTATTTGCCATAATCAGCCAGTTTTTCAGCGGGCAGGAACTTCTAACGCTTAACTGTAAATACTGATTACTCTCCATTTTACATTTCATTCCAGTAGAAACAAGAGTAGGTTTAGCTTCTGTCTTTTTAGTAATTTTTGCTATTTCATCAAGTGAAATTGGTTCAATTTCATTATAATCATAAGACTTATTATACTCATTTATAATATCATTATTATGATATAACCAAGAATCAACAATTACATCTTCGGCAACTACAAAATCATAACCGGCACTCTAGGCCGTTTTGCGTTCGGGCATTGGCAAATCTACATCAGCGAAGCGGCTTACTTTTTCAAATTTAATATCCATTAAAAACTTACCTCATAACTCACAGCAACATCTTGCTCTGGTTCTTTCTCTTCGTTAAATTGTAGCTTTGCTTTTACTACTTGGTATTCCTCTAAAATTTCGCCCTTCGCTTTTATATATTTTGTTGTATATGAAAAATTAACTAACTCACAATTTGGTGTATTCTGTAACTTATCTCTTAATGCTAAAGCATCTTCTACTGTTGGAACTCTATATGTGTTTACTACGTTTAACAAATATGTCATCTCAATTTACCTCAATATTTATTTTATTCATTCTATAAAGTGTCTGCTCTTCACCGTTGATACCCATTACAACTCCCTCAAGATAACTCCAAGGGCCAACAAGATGAAGATTGAAGCATTCTTCGTCATAACATTTATGCATTAGATATTCTACAAGTCCACACATCTCGTGTCTTTCAGTTCCGATTATTGCGGACTTATCATAATACATAATTGTCTGCTCTGCCATTCCCGGTTCAATCTTTACAACAATTTTATCCATAATATACAACCCCATCTGAGTAATCAAATAAATATAAAACTGTCACATAGTCTTCATATTTAACCCAAATCTCAATAGCACCATTTTCTTGAACTTCAAAAGTTTTTACACTATCAAACGCTTCAAGACATTTAAGAACCATCGTTCCTAAATCTTCATCAGCAATTACTTCTTTTCTTTCAAATAAAGTGAAATATGAAATTTCTTTACCATATAATAGATAATAAATCTTATTACATTTTGTGTTAATAGTATCTTTTAAATCATTTAACTGAGTAGCATCCATATCATCCATTTGATTGATAATACTTTGATTTAATTCATATGCACTCATACTAATTCCATTAGAAGATACAGTTGTTGCTTTTAATTCATTCCATTTTCCATTATTCCAAGAATAATACTTTTTTGTATCTTCTACATAAATTGTATACCCTTCATTTAAAAGTGCCGTATTTTTGTTCTATAGTTCATCTAAATCTTTTACGGTCTCAGTCATCTTTTTCTTCCTTTCTTTATCTTATAAATATATTATACCAAATTTTTTTATAAAAATCAACTTTCATCCCATTCAAAATCATTAGAAGAAAGGATTCTTTGATTAGATGAGCCTCTCATATTTAGTGTAACATCTCTTAAATTTATATCAAATCTGCCGTCTATAATATATTCACATTGTGAAATAATTTGTTTAAGTTTCTGTATATTAATACTTGTCATTATCTCAGCTTTTGTATAACCAGTCCATAAATATATCTTAGTATCTGGCAATTTAGTTTTTACTTCATTTATAACCATTAGAGTTAAAAACTGATTTTCAGGACAGAGTGGCTCTCCACCCATAATACACAGACTTCTTTTTATACCATTTGCCGTTAATGCTTTTATAATTGATTCTAATGTATCATTTGTAAATTCATATCCGCCTTCAAAATCCCAAGTTTCTGGATTATGGCAACCCTCACAATGGTGAGGGCAACCTTGCGTAAAAAAAGTTACACAAACCCCAGGAGCGGCAGAAAAATCATTTTTTATTATTCCTGCGTACTTGATAGGTCTTCACCTTCTTTCCAATCTTGATAATATTTCCATTTATATCCTAAATGAGTTTTTCTTCTTCCGTGTAAGTAATCAAATAAGCAACTTTTTGTTACTTTTAAATTGGAAGAAAGTAATACATCTGTACTATTTATATATCTATTTATCAAATTATTATTTTTATCTAATTGACAAATAATTTTTGGTCTTAAAGAAAAAGCATATTCTTTTATTTCTTCAGGTGTTTTATTTAGAATATTTTCTGTTTTTACTAATACATAATCATTATACTATACCTAAGTTATTTTATCTGCTTCCTAAGTATTCATTGTATCAGTTGCTTTTTCATAAGTTTCTAATATAGAACCATCTTTTAAACTAATTTTAGTATAACTTATTTTTGGTTTAGAGGTCATATCTCCTCCTAAGGTTGCATTATATCCTTTTCCATTAATACCATATGTATTATAAAATTGAATATAATATTGTTCTTTTTCTTTAAGTTCTTCTAAAGAATTAGCCGTATCTATTTGTTCTATTTTAAAATTTTCAATACCATATTTTCTCATAGCTCTATATAAGGGCCTATCTGTTCCGTGATTAGCCTCATATTTATGCTATGTAAAACGTTTCTCTAATGAAGAAGTAGTTAATCCTATATAACTTTTATTGTTTATAAGATTAGTTATTTTATATATATAAATAAGTCTTCACTCCTTCCAAACCGCCGATTTAGTAAAAAAACGAAACATCAAAGACCCCAAGGAATTACCTACTACGATAATAGCAACGAACGCTAAAACTTTGATTGAAAACATATGGGCGCTTGCTAAATATCCTATATCGGCAACACAGTGTTCTGCTCCGAACAATATGAAAGCCGGCACGCATATAAGAACCATATATTCTTTTCCGTGTTTAAAACATTCAACTGCGGCGTAAATAAGAATGCCGCAGATGAATGCATTTATGAAAGTAATATATAAGGGAGTATTAAGTTTCTTTTCTACTACTTCTACTGCTGTGTCTATTGGATAGAAGTAAAGTATCATTGCCCCGAGGGCATTTCCTAATAAAATCGGCAAGTTATTTATTATCCCTGTGTATCCAACCTTACCTGTATATAAGTTTAATTGGAAATTACAGACGAGAAATAGCCCTACGGAAAATATAACCGCTCCGGCTACTCCTCCTATTTTTAAATTTATATATACTCCTATTGCTATTGCTATACCTGCTAAAATACTTTTTATGAATTCAGTCATTGTTCCATATACCCCGTGTGTTTTACTCTATGTTCTGTTTCATCTTGTTTTCCAAGATTGAAAGCAGTTTTATAATCACCGGTAAGATAACCAGTCACACGACGAAGCTGTTGTATATGACGGCTTCCACATTCAGGGCAACTGTCGTTAAATTCACCCTCATATCCACAGTCGAGACATTTATCATTAGGAACATTTATTGCCATATAAGGAAGGTCTTTATCCATAGCATAATTTATAAGTTCTTCAAGAGCATCAATATTTTTCCAAACAGTCTCTTCAAGTTCTACATAAGTAATACATCCTGCATTACTATATCCAGCAAGTTGAGATTCAATATCAATCTTATCAAATGGACTGATATGTTTCCATACTGGAACATGAATACTATTTGTGAAATATTCGTGATCTGAAACTTCTGGAATAATACCATACTTTAATTTGAATTTTTTCATTGCTGTATAACAAAGATTTTCCGCAGGAGTATAATATACACCAAAATTTAATTTGTACTGCTGTTTAAATTCAGCACAACGAGTTTTAAATAATTGCTCTATTTTCTTTGCGAGTTCCATACCTTCTTCTGTTGTATGGTCTTTGCCGATAAGGATTTGAAGTGTTTCGGCAAGTCCTAATTGACCAATAACAAGGGTTGAATGCTTCATGGCACTTTCAATTCCTTCTTCTGGTTTATACCCCATCATGGTATTATTTTCCCACATAAATTTAGCAGAAGCAGGAGACTGAGAACATATATGCTCATAACGCTCAATCAATTCATCACGAGCATCTGTAATAGCATTGTCAAGAATTTCCATAAAACATTCGATGGAATCTTTTCCTGCGAGTTTTAATAATTTATTACCTTTACCATCTGTAGCATATACATCATCAGCTAAATTTACTGCTTCCATAGCAAGAGTAGGAAGAATAATAGTAACTGGGGCGATATTACCACGACCATCCTTCATTTGAGCGTTCGTGCCTTCTTCGGCATTTATATCAGAACCATTATAAGTACGACATCCCCATGCCGTTATAAATAGACTATGTCATCAATATTAGTTGTTTTAACCTTCTAATACTGCCTATCGTTTCGAGTGTTTGACACCCTACCCTACTCACTTCTTTATATAAGTTTTTCTCTTATACTATGTTTTCGGTAGTCGTTGAGCTTTTATAATTTATCCTTTGTAATCCTAATTTTCCTAATTTTTTATTGTGCCAATCTTTAAAAAACCATTGTCTTTTACAACTTCTTTGAAAACAATCTTGACCCATAGGATAATCTTCTCTAAATGCTTTTCCGCTATTATAGATTTTTATGTTTTTATTAGTTTCTAAATTAAAAACTCTATAATATATATTCCCTTTAATTCCAGCAATATGGACTCCTCGTAAATTATTTTCATAAGCATGTAAATCATTTTGGCTACGAGTTACCCATTCTAAATTATCAGCACGATTATTTTGTTTATTTCCATCTTTATGATTTACTACTAATTCAGGACTATATCCATCACAAAAATGATAAGCAACTAACCTATGAATAAAGAATCTTTTTCTTATAGGAGAATATAAAACAACTCTTTTATAGCCAAGACTGTTTCTATCACCTTTTAAAGTTTTTCCTGTTTGTATATTTTTTACTTCTCCATAATTACTAATAACATAATTATTTTCATAATTTTTAATAGGTTTCCATATTTTTTCCATTTTACTCCTTTCTTTAGGATAATATTAGGATAAATTAATTTTAGCACACGAGTAACTTTTTAAAAAAGCTTCCTCCGTTTAGATAGGTTTAACGACCACAGGACAAAGTTTATGGTCGCCACTTCTGTAGCAGGATCGTTTTCATCATATCCAAAATTAGTAGTCCAATCTACATTAGCATAATTAGGATATAATCTCTTTGCTGTAGATTTAAGTGCTAATCTAAATAAATCATAATTTGGATCGCCGGGATAACGATTAACACCTTTTTTAAGTTTAAAAATACCACAGGGGAATATAGGAGTTAAATGAACTGAACCAAGTCCTTCAAGTGATACATTTAATAAAGTTCTTGTAATCAATCTTCCTTCTGGAAGAGTGCAAGTTCCATAATTTAAACTGGTAAATGGAAGCTGATTCCCACTTCTACTTTGTAAAGTATTTAGATTATGATATAATGCTTCAACCGCTTGATGGGCTTCTTCTTCTACTTGTTCCATTGCGAATTGATAAGCCTTAACATTATATTTATATTCAGGATCTTCAATAGATAAATTAGGATCAAATGGTGGAATTTTACTTATATCATAATCATTAGGATACAACCATTTCATACCTTTTTTATATGCTTTATAAAAAGATTTTCTCACATATGGAACCATAGTCCAATCAATATGAGTTGCGGCTACACCACCAAATTGACATAAACTTTGAAGCTGGAATATAACAGCAACAAGTTGCATAGCAGTATCCAAAGAACCAGCAGGACGAACATCAGTTTGTCTTGTTTTAAATCCCCTAGCTAATAAATCATCAAATGGAATTGAAAGACAATTATGCATTCCAACAGCATAAGAATCTAAATCATGAATATAAATTCTATTATTAATATGATTACGAGCAAACTTTGGAGAAATCAAATTTTTCAAAGCATACTCTTTAGTCATAACACTTGTTGCTTCGCCCATTCTTCCACCAAATGAATATTCATCAACATTGGCATTTTGATTTTGAACATTTGAAGCGTTAAGTTTTTCTCCAATAGCATCAAAGAATGTAGACTATGTAGTTCTTGCTACTTCTTTTTTAAATCTATATCTGATATAAGAACGGGCTACATCTCTACGTTCTGAACGCATAAGATAATCTTCAACTAAATCTTGTATTTGTTCTACTGTTAATATTTTATTATCAGGATGATCAAATAAAATCTTAGCAACAGCTTCAATTTCATCAGCTATATCTTGTGCCGTATCAGTTTCATATAATACACCATCAACCTCTAAAAAAGCATTGTTAATAGCGTTTATAATTTTTAATTTATCAAAATCTACTATATCACCATTTCGTTTTTTAATTTTTACAGCCATATATTAACCTCCACTATATATTCCCCTATTTTTAGGGGTCATTACTATATATGGTATTTCTTCAAGGTATCTTATCATATTTTGTCCAACGAATACTATCTAAATAAATTCTTTGAACTGATTGTATGAAGTCTTCATTAGTTTCATTTCTTAATACTGTATACTCAAACGGCAAAAGAAAAAAGTCCTCATCATCAGCTATATATCGTCTAAATATTTCTGGTATATCAGGATTTTGTTCTCTCATAAGTTGACGGCAAATTCTAATCCTACCCGGCACATCAACATAATATACTTTTAAATCAATATCTTTATGAAGCAATATATTCTCTATTCCTTCTGGATTAAGAACTGATATATTTATTTTATCTGTTTTTAAATCCTCTTTTAAAGTTCCATAAAACCAATCATTAAATTCAGCAACTTCAAGGAATTTATTTTCTAATACCTTTTTAGCAAAATCTTCTCTTGATAAAAAATGATAATCTACTCCATCTTTTTCATAGTCTCTTGGAGGCCGAGTAGTGCAAGATATGGTGGGAGATAAAAAATTATCCCCACCTTCTTCAAGAACTTTATTTAATATAGTATCTTTTCCTGCTCCGGCTTCTCCAATAATTCCAATCATTTTATATTTCTTCATCTTCTGAAAAACCTTTCGCTCGTTCTGTTTGGAGAATTATATCTCCATTTTCATCTATTTCTGTAATCTTATATAATTGATGACCGATAGAATTAGCATACTTCTTAGCTATGAAATTATCTTCTGACCTCATTCCCATAACCATAATCATGCTCCCTCTATTAAACCAAGATTTCTCAACTATATGTTTAACACCATCGGCACCTTTTTGAGAAATCTGCTTATCAAATAATGCAAAATATTCTTTTCTAAATTTCACAGTTACTACACCAGAAGTTGTTAATAAACTTACAGTGCTTTTAGTTTTATTTTTAGCAATACAAGTGCCGCAAATCTTACTTAATTTATATAATGTGATAATCTTTCCACCTTTTGGATATGTCTTTTCAACTACTGGATTTTCTGGTAAATCTTCAAAATTAACAATGCCATATTTGCCTTTATTTAAATGAGCCAACTCATGTTCGTGATAATAGAAACATAACGCTTCCATTTCCCAATGAGATATAGTGCCATCTGCGTATTTCTTCCAGTCTTCCATAAATATATCATCATTCAAGTTTTGAAGTATTTGCTTACCGTCTTCTTTTATCCAATTTCTAAACATATCCATCCAGCTTTGATAAAATTTATCCCAAGTTTTAGCATTTAATGAATATCCTTCAAAGTCTTCAAATCCCAATTCAGCTAAAAAATTCATTGCTCTATCATCTAATTGATAATATTCATCTGCGGCAGTTCTTCTACATTTTGCTTTTAAGTAGCGAGTGAATTCATATACCCTCTTTGCCATTCTTTTTTCATCTGTATCTATTGGAAGCATATCTCTTTTAATTAGAGTTGGCAAATTTTGAAGGGTAAGTCTACTTTTTTTATCACAAGTTTCATATATGAACCAAGCCATACATTGACGACGGTCCATCATTTCATCAAATGCTCCACCTTTAATAAGTGAAATCATTGCAGGTTTCTTTGGCTTGACTCTTAAATAAAAATCTTTTGGTGATACAAACGGACGTTTTTCTATTGTGGATTCAATTACATCATCACCCACATTTAGCATTGCTTTCATACCATACAAGATACGATTATTCTTTGCATCAGGTTTAAAACCATAATCAGATGAATTTATATTTACAAGACTTAAATTAATTCCTGCTGCAATAATTTCACCCATAGCTTTTGCTAATTTAGAATAGTCTGTTTGTCCTCCATTATCAGGATCAGTTGCTCCACTATTTACAATAAGACAAGCTGTATTCCAATAAATTGGATTCCAATTTGTTGCTATATATAAAGTTTGAACTCCAATAAATGAATATGCTAACGCGTGAATAATACTAAATGAATAACCCATCTGTGGGCCAGCTCCATATTTCCACACATATTCACCGAGTTTTTTACTTTTTGCTCTATCCAAAACCATTTGATGAAGTTCTGGAATTTTACTCATTTGTTTCTTACCAACAATTTTACGAGCCATATTTGCTTCTCCAAGAGAGAAATTACATATATTTTCATCCATTAACATCAACATAAGCTGTTCCTGGCTCGGCGGCACGCCATATGATTGTTTGAAATACGGTTCAAGACTTTTTTGTTCGTCATAATTCAAACCATAATTATCCATCTCACGATACCATAATTCAATATTCTTCTTATTCCGAACATATTTATCTAACGGACGCATTTCACCTTCTTCGCCCATCAGACGCATTAAGCCATTGGCATCTGCCATTTCCAATACATTCTGAGGAGCAATCTTCTTTGCCGCCTGTGCCCCAACGGGACTATCAAACTGGAACGTATTGATAACTGAAACATTACTTAATGCATCCCATATTCTTTGATCTTCCAGAGGAAGAACATTTGGATGAAAATATTCATCATATATTTCTCTTAGTTTTTTATCTGCTGGTAAAACGCCATCTTCTTGCATTAAGTTAATACATTGAACTAATTTATCCTGAACTTCTGTTACAAGGAAATCATATTTTGTAAGTCCCATATATTCAGCATCGTGTAAATCATACTGAGTTATAATTTCACCTTTCGGTGTTCTCATAAATGCACTACGCTCAAATGGGTCATTATCAAATAATATGACGCCTGATGCATGACTTCCTCTATGGTTTATTAATCCTTCAATTTCAAGAACAATATTGAGAAGTCCTGGATATTGATCAATTGCTGTTTTGAATAATGCAATCGGCCTTCTATCTTTATCTTTATTTCCATAATAAGTTTCTTTAACAGACCAAGTAAATCCTCTTTCTTCTGGAATAAGTGATGATAAAAATCTCGCATCATCAACATCAATTCCTTCTGGATAATCATCAGTTCTATATCCGCGGCAAGCTGTTAATATCGCACTTTTCGCGGCTTCAGTTCCATATGTAGCTATCAAAGTACAACCGAGATTTTCTTTTGCCCAATCACTTCCTTTAAGCCATTGACTTCTTTCTTCTCTTATCTTTTGGAGAATAAGAGGACGCTTTGATGGACAAATATCAATATCAATATCACCAAGTTCTACACGTTCTTCATTTAAGTATCTAAAGAATGGAAGATTCCATTCAATCGGATCAAGTTGAGTTATTCCCATAAGATAATGATTAAGTGCTGCACAAGATGAACCACGACCAGCACCAACCATTGAACCACAGTCCCAAATTAAATCAATATAATGTTGAAGAGTATTAGGATAACGAAACATATTAGTTTCAAGTTTTTCACTAATAATTGATTTAACTCTTGCTTCTTCTTCTAATCTATCTAAGTAGGTATAATCTCCTGTTTCACAAGCATGAACCCACCCTTTATTTATTTCATCAAGTTTATTCCAATTTTCATTTACCCAGTATCTATCTTGAGGATCTTTTGAAGTGAATAATCTACTCAATGTTGGATATGAATGTTTCATATCATCTGCATAATCATTATTCACTCCCCACCAAGCTGATGGCTCATAATTCTTTACTGGGACTTCTGGAATATCTTGTTTATGAAACAAACTATATCTTTGAATTTTATTTTGAATTTCTATTGTATTTTCAAAGATTTCATATATTTTTTCATTTTCAAATGAAAGCAATAATAAGTTTCCGGCTTCTTCAATATCCATTAATCTTGCAAATTCATAGAAATCATCAACTTCTCTTTCGCCTTCTTTTGACGTAAGATATGCTTTATGAATTGTTCTATATTCTTCTGTGAGATAATGAGCATCAGTGCCGACTACCATTTTTATACCATATTCTTCGGCAACTTCTTCTAATAATTTATTTGCCAATATTTGTTCTGGTTTATTACTTGGAGCACACTCAATATAAAAATCATCTAAGAATAATTCTTTCATTAACCTTAGAAATTCTTTAATTTTTCTATCATAATATTCAAATTTAATTTGTGTTTGTTCTCTAGTAATAATATCTATATCATCATCATTTTCAATAGGAATGTTCTTATATCTTTGTAATAATAAACTTGGAAGTTCTCCTCCAATACAAGCAGACGTTGCTATAAGATGACCTCTACTAAATCGCTCAATAATTTCAATAAGTTCTTTTTTAAGTGTAGGAACTCTTTCCATACGGCGAGTTTCATACATATTAAACCAAGCTATTGAACTTAATTCACGAAGTATTCTATGACCAACTTTATCTTTGGCAATCAAAATAAAGTGGTAATATTTTTGATTATCACCACTTCTATCATCAATCAGATATATTTCATTTCCTAATGCGATTGTGAATTCTGGATGTTCTTTATATACTTCTTCTGCATATTTATTTACTTCTACATGCGCTCCCAAACATTCATGATCTGTAATTGCTATTCCTGTAAGTCCTAATTCTATTGCTTTGTCAATCAAGTCTTTAGGTCTATTGATACTGTCTAATAGACGAAGATTTGAATAACAAGTATGATTGTGTATGCCGAAGTATCCTCGCATTTTTTTATTTTCCTTTTTCTTTTTATTATATCATATTTTTTATTATAAGTCAAATAAGTGTATAATCTTTATCATGTATTTCTTCTGCTATTGCACGCCAAATCATAAATAAAGCACGATAATCTGGCGGTATATATGCAGGTGAATAACACAATATTAGCTCATTTGTTTCATCTGCTAATTTGCCGAGATCGTAATCTTTGATTTTTTCTATATCTATCTTATCCATATAAGGACAATTTGATATATCAAAGATTATTGAATTATGATTACCAACCCAAGTATAATGATTAATATTACCAGTATCAAGTAATCTCTTTACCCAATTACCAGAATTGATTTCAATGATGGGTTCTTTCCATTCATCTCTATAATTTACATCATGATGATGGTCAATATTTATAAGATTAAATGATTCATTTTCTTCTGATAAAATATCAACAATTTGTTCATGACTTGTAATGAACTTGATATTATCAGTTTTCATAGCTACTTCTGTAATATATCTTGTAAGATATTCATACAACCATAGGTTAGGTCTAGCTAAGTTAAAATATGGAAACTTTTCACAAATTGTATCCATATCATTTCTTGGAGGGTCAATCATATCATTATATCCATCAATACTTGGCCCCATAATAATATCAAAATCTATTGTTGTAATAGTTTTCATGCCTTTATAATCACCAATTTTTTAGATGCACGAGTTATAGCAGTATATAACCAACGAGCATGACTATCGGCGTTATCTCCTTTCAAATATTCTTCAAATACAAGAACCTTTTCAAATTCTGAACCCTGGGCTTTATGACAAGTTATAGCATAACCAAAATCAAACTCATTAGGTTTTAATTGACTAGGTATTTTTGAAAAATTATTTCTATTTACAAGAGGCTCTCCTTCAATAAATAATTTTCTATCCATTCTAACATGACAAAAAGTTCCCCAAAGTTTATCTCTTTCACTATTTAAATCATAATAATCAGGAATAAAATCAGCAAACATTGTAGGAGTATAACAAAAATTTTCACGATTTTTATATTCAATATCAGATATGACACCAGTTACACCATTAATCAAAGAATCTCCATAAAAGTTTGCTATATTCCAATTATTACGAGTGCATATAATTTTATCTCCGTCTTGAGGTAAAGGATCCTCCCATCCAAATAAATCATATCTCATTTGAGCATTAAGACCTATCCGAGTTGCATTTTTGGCACATATAATCTGATCGGCCCAACCTAGCACTCCCATATTATTACGATATTCATCCCAACTAATAACTCGGACATCATTGCCTTTAAAATATTTTAAAGGTTTTTTATCACGAACATCCATACTTAATCTTAAAATATCACTTGTATCTTCTTGTCTCATAACTTCATCAAGAAATACATGAGGATGCTCTAAGATACCATTATCTAATGCTTTTACAGGAGGTAACTGACCAGGATCTCCAAGAGCAAGAATATGAATACCATATCCAAGCAAGGTTTCCCACATATGCTCAGGAACCATAGATACTTCGTCTATAACTATAAGTTTATATAGTTTATCTAATCTCTCTTTTACTTTAAAATAAAATGTGCCGTCTTTGCGCGGGATGGCATTATATATGAGCCGATGAATAGTTGAAGCATTCGGACATCCTTTTCTTTTAAGAACATTTGCCGCTTTGCCTGTATAAGCCGCGTAGCATACTTCTTCTTCTCGGTCAAGACCTATGGCATCAATTATAAAAGCCACAAGTGTAGATTTACCTGTTCCAGTCAGGCGTAGCCAGCAATACAACTATATAATTCATGAGCGTTGTATCTGGCCACTACTTCTTTCAACCCTTCTTCTTGTTTATTATTTAATATCAAGGATTTATTTCCTCCCTTCTTTTATATTCTATATATATTATATCACATTTTTTATAGAAAATCAACTTTACCCTCCAATTCGGTCCAAAAAATCGAGGCGACTTTTTTGATTTTGGCGGACGGGGCTTAGGACCCCGACCGGCCCAGCAAAAAGGCGAACCCTTTGGCTCGCCTTAAAAATAATACATCATTTTAGAATCATAGTCAATTATATCAATTTGTGGTGTTAATTTACCGCCCCAAGTATTTACGGCACAAGTGCCTACAATATTCATTACATTAACTTTTCCTACTTCTGGAACTAAACTCTCATATTCTTCTATTGAGGAATAACGCTTAATAGCTTCCACTCCATTAGGAAGTAAAATCTTAATTGTAGGATATTTTTCTGGTGACATTATTTTTATTGTATCTTTTGTAACTATAATATCTTTGATTAAGATTTCAGGTCGTTCAAGGCCTTTACCCCAAATACTATCATAATCACTAATATCCATAATCGTGTTTTTATCTATACTATTTACGTCCCAAACAAAATCTACTATATGAGATGGATTGAAAGTGCAATCTTTCAAATCTTCATTTGTATCTTTTATAAAATCATCAAAATCTGAATCATAAATCCCAACACCAAATGCTGAGGGATGACCTTCGGCAAGATATACCGTGATTTGACTATTCATAAATTCTTTAAAATTTTCAAGTCCTTCATATTCATATGACCGAGCTGAACCTTCCCATGCAGGAGAACCATCAGGTCCAGTAGTAGGAGATAAAAGTAAGATTGGTTGTTTATATTTAGACAATAATTGATTAGCAATTAAGCCTGTGAAGTTTCTATTAATACTAGCTGGCATTTTAACTGCGAGAATTTTATTCTCATTTAGTTTTTGCTTTTGTATCATATTATCAATTAGCTGATAACCTTCATCTCTTTGTTTATCCTGTTTAGCTTTTATATTTCTAGCAGTTCGGCAGGCTTGTTCGGCCATTGTTTCCATCTACCCCTTATAGCCACGTTTTGTAGAAGGAATTTCTAAATCTGCTTTCCAATCTAACATCGCATCAAAGAATAATTTCTTTTCTTCTTGTGTGCCGCTTCGGGTAATGGCATTTACTAACGGGCTTATATACCATCCAACAGTAAAAGGATTTAGTCCTCCATGATTACTTATTAAATAATCCTACATTTTACATATCTCATAAAATAACTTATTATGAACGTTCTTAGTGCCGCGTTTGATAATTTCTCTTGTTTCAAAATCCCGAACATCCATTACATCGGCAATAATGCCGAATGTGGCAAGATCGTAAAAATAATCTGAATAATTTTTATCTAATAGCTGGTCGATATATTGACAAAATTTTAATATCATACCAACGCCTGATAATGATTTTGTAGGATAATCACATAACTGATTATTGATAGTCACAGCATATGGAGAATATTTTTCAGCATGGTGATGGTCAATAACTAATACATCAATCCCTCTATCATGAAGTTCTTTATGAATATCATAATCATTAGAGCTGCTATCGGGAGCAATTACTAACTTTGTGTCTTTTGGAATATTATCTGTTAATCCATGTTGTTTTCCATCATGAAAATCATATGAGATATTATTCTCAACAAACCCAGGGAATAACAGATGTAAATAATTTAAAAGTAAAGCTGCGGAAGTATATCCATCGCAATCACTATCAACTTGAACAAATATCTTATCATCATTGTTAATATGCTTGATTAACATTTTTACGCCTTCTTGCATATATTTGATAGTGGCTGGATTTATAATATCTTCCTAACTTGTATTTAAGTAATGATAAATATCATCTTTTGTAAATCCTCTGTTGGCAAATATCTATTCAACAGGATCAAGCATTATATATTCTGTAAGAGGAAGAAGTGAAGGTCTGATTTGATACTCCATATAACAATCACTCCTTATTTTTCTTTGCTTTCATTATTTTAGCGAAATCTTTTATATATTGTTTTTTAGCATCTTTTTTAAGTTTAGAACTAGCTTCGGCTATTGTGCTAACAACCTGATTTACAAAATCAGCGCTCTTTTCTGCTTCCTCTTTAAAATATCCACATAATCCTACAATATCTTCTATATATTCAGTAAGAACAATTAGGCTTGTTAGCCCTTCGGCATTATCTCCACATATCTCATTCAACTTATTTATTGCTTTTACTATTTCATCTTCTTTATGCCTTATATAATTAGTTTCATTATACATTATACAACCCTTTCTTTATATAACTGTAAGAATATATCTTTCCCACAATCAATCGGGGAATCTTTATACCCAGTAAGCATATCTTTATCTATAATAAAAGATATTGATATACTATTACCAAATTTACTTTTCATCTTTTTAAACTTATCAACTAATCGGTTAAATTCTTTATCATTTCTTTCTTGAAACTGCCTATCAAAAGCAATAATAATTTCAGCACCAGTTTCTTTTAACATATTCATTTGATAAGTTGACAAACTAAAACCACAACAAGCAACCGATATATCATTTTCAGTCCCAAAATATGAACGATATAATAAACAAGATTTTTCGCTCTCAAATACAAATACTTTTTTCATATTTTTTATATTATTTTGAGAATGATTAAAATTGTATAAATTCATTCCAAGAGGATGACGATATATAAGGTTATTTATTTTTAATGGTCTATATTTGCCGTAATATTCAGCTTCTTCTGCCACAACTGTTCTGCCGCGTAAGCCTATAAATCGCCCCATTTTATCATAATGAGGGATGGTAATTTGATCGCCTCCGGGATAAAATCCAATATTACTAAGTTTTAAAACTTCATCTGAGATACCTTCTTTTAACCAAGGATCAATTTTTATTTTATAGTCAAGATTTTTTAAAACTGCTGGATCATAAGTTTTAAGAACTACTTCTGGTTGTCCTTTATTTACTTTAATTGTAGAGATACGTTCCCACTCAGAAAGTTGTTTGTAATCTTCCATTTTGTGAGTATCTTCTTCTACATATACGCCGTTAATATGAAAATAATTAGCAATCCAGCGAACGGCATCATTTAAGTCATAATCTTCGTGCCACTGTATATCAGCTACTTTTCTCACCAACTCATAAATATCAAAATAACAATCGCATTCAGTATAACATCTGAAAAGCATTGAATTTTCATAGAAGTATAACTTACGACTGCCTTCATTTGGCGGATTGTGGCATATAGTATCAGAGAGAATCCCGAAACTAGAATATTCAGGATTCCCTCCAAATGTATTTAATAAATCAAAAATATTTTCTAAGGTTAATTCTTCTTTTATTTCATCTTTATTATAATCTATCATAATGTAATAACTTTTACACAATAACCAATAAGTCCAAAGGTTTCATTTACATAATCACATAGCCACTTCTGAGGGTCGCCTCTTTTACCTTCTTGTTTCTGCAAAAGCAAAATATCTTCTGCGTCTTTATGGCTCATATGATATTCAATCAGTCCACGATGACCTCCCCATTCTTCCCAGGTTTTAGGAGTAGGGAGAGACCTCTTTTCAAGCTGTTTTGCCAGAGAAATTTTCTTGTCTTTTTTATTGAATTTCTTATTGTTATTTTTTGCCATTGTTATCTCCTAATTTTTTATTCTTTAAAAAGCTGATTCTTCTTCTACTAGAATTTTTATATCATCAACATTTATTAGTTCATAATTCCAAGTTGTACAAAACATTGGTTGAATACGACAGGTTCCTAAATCGGCTTTGCACCATAAATAAACTCCTTTATAGCGACCCCGTCTATTTTTATAAACAGACATTTTGATTGTCGGTTTGTCAAATACATTCGCATTTAAAATTGTTTCTAAAGCTTCTATATCATCTTTCGTTGTATTCAAAAGAATTGAACCATAGTCAATTTTATCGGCTATTGCTTTTGCTCCTCTTAAAAGATTTTGATCGGGAGTTTCACTTGTTGTATAATCAGCATTTAGCTGAGTAGCGCTCATAATGAATACTCCATATTGATTACATATATCTTTCAGCTTTGTAGATAACATAAATAATATATTATCTTCTCTTAATCTAACACCGCCAGACCGTCGTGTGATTTCTTCGAGAATTTTGATACTCGTATGGATATAGTCATGAAAAACATATTTAATATCGTGATCTCGAAGATTTTTCTTAATAGTATTTTCTACGTCTTGGAGGGAGAAGTCTGGCAATTCTTCAATGAAGATTGGGGAATTTTTAAGAATATTGGCTGCTTCTTGGACTCTGTCATCTTCATCTCCTTCATAATAATTATTAATTATATGCTCTTCATTTACATTAGCAAGAAAAGCAAGCATCATTGTTTGAATTTCCTCTTTTTCTTGCTCTGTTGTAATAAATAATACAGGTTGTGCTATACCAGTTTTTATCCACCCAAACATATCATCATAAATCTTATTACATCCTATATAGCAACAATCGGCAATCATACTTCTTGTTTTTCCGATACCAGTTGCCGCTGACCTTAAATAGAATTTTTTAAGTCTCGCACCACGAGTAACCGCATTGATAAGTGGACCGTAAAGTGGCACGCCAACCTCTGGATGTTCTTTAAATTTCTGTATTAACTCAAAAATGCCCTCTCCGGCCGGTGATGCTTGACCGTAGTCCTAATCGGCATATGTCATTCTAATTCGTGAAATTTTATCATCTACTAAATCGGCAAGACTTGTCAAAGAACTATTATCAAGAAACGCTTCTTGCATTTCTTTTTTCTTTGCATCTAAGATATTATCATCATCATATATATCACTTACATCTACGCCGTTTTGATAATATACACGAAGAAGTGTCATTTTCTTCAAACGATTATAGTAATAATCAAAAGTCAATTCATTAGCATATGTAGAAACTTCTAATAACCAATCGTCTCCTTTTTCGGCTTGATATATGCCCTAACTTTTTGGTTTTGATGCCAAATAATCATTTATATTTTGTAGTGTAATAACTTTAGCACCAAGTTCATGAACTTTATATATGGTTCCAAAAACTACTTTATGAAATTCATTTGAGAAATCTTCATCAGTTACAAAATATTTATCATCCATATCCAAAAGAGAAGGATTATTAAAAACGCATCCTATAACCTATAAGACGGCAGTTGTGTCATAATATTTAGCCATTATACGTCCTCCTCTAAGAATTTGAATACTTCAATCTTCTTCTTTTCTACTTTTGGAGGTGGAATTCTAATTTCTCTTATATTCACTACAATTTCACCTACATCTTTATTTATTTCTTTTGCCGTTTTAATTTTTTCAAAATGTTCTTGCGCTTTTTGATAACAATATGGGACAATACCGAGTGTGTTATATTCCATAGTTGCAGGATGTTTTAATACCTCATAATAATATTTTAAAGCATTTAAAATACCTTTATAAGTATAATTAAAATCTCGCCCTAAGTAGCGTTTCATCTACATTTGGATAACTGGATAATTAGCTTGCTTATCCCATAATTTATCTATGTATTTGCGGAGTTCTAATTCATCTTGTTGTTCGGTAAATTCTTCATTATTGTTTTCTTCTGCTTTTTTAGAACACTCTTTATGAGCGTATCTACTATTTGTTATCTAAATGAAAGGAACTTTATCTCTGTCAAATCTTTCTCCGCAATAAAAGCATTTTACAAAATGTGCTATTTTTTTGCCCTCCTTTCATTTTATAATAATATTATACCATAAAATAAGAAAAAAATCAACTCAATCCTGCGTAGGTATTGAGTTGATTTTTCTTTCATATCATAACTTAAATTCCTCTTTCATATCCATAATAATAAGTGCTAACAATTCAGCCTGAGAAGGTGAAAGATTCTGAACTTTCTTTCCCTTACCAAGATGCTTATCTACAATAGCTGTAATACGAGAACTAACTTTCGGGTCTTTATTCATAAGTTGTCCTGCCATTGTAGCAAATTCTTCTTTCATAGCATCAAAATCATATTCAATCTTTTGAACTTCTTTTTCTTTTTCATCTGTGACATATTTTCCATCATGTTCTTCGGCTTCCTTATCAATAGCTTCACGAACTGCTGCGACAAGGTCATCATAAGTAAATGGAATTTCTTTCTTTATATAATGGAAACGTCCGCCACAAGTAATACTATCATCATCAGCTCTAAGTGTTAAAACTGACATATCACTTGTTCTAACCTGATGAGCATATCCATAAATATCGGCCATACCTTCAATACACTGTTTAGCAGCTGAACCACTAATTGCGGGGCCAATATAATTATACTCATTACCGGCAGTATCAGTTTTAGTTCCCAGCTTTTCGTGCCCGATAAAAAATACTGCGTATCCAAGCTGTGTCAATCCTCTGAATACTTCTTTAAACTGACTTGAAAATGCAGACCAACCTTTGCCATATCCAGCATCGCCAAGATTCTCAACATCAAGCTGGTCGCATACATACTTCTGACACATTTCAGCAGCAATATCTACTGTATCTACAATAATTGTTTTATACATAGCCTTAACATCTTCGGATTTCAACTGACGATATACCATAAGCATTTCGGCCCAAGATGTAATATCTACTGCTTTTACTCCTGGAAGGGCATTATAACCCTTTTCAAATGCGAGCAAAAGTGCATCTGGCATCTAAACAGCTAATGTAGTCTTTCCTGTTTTTGGAGCGCCATAAATAAATGTAATATATCCGCTCAAATCTCTACTTACTTTATGTGGTTCAATCTTTGTTAAATCTATAAGTCCCATTTAATCTTCCTCCATATTCGCTCCTATTTGATATAAGTAGGGTATGATTAGAAATCATACCCGTCGTTTGCGCTACTACTACCACTTGTAGCTACATTAGCTTTCTTACGATTTGCCTGATACTTTTCCTGACGCTCTTTAATTCCTGCCAGATATGTTTCACGAGCTGCCATTGCTTCTTTAAGTTCCTCAGCTGTGATTGTGCTTTCATCATCCCAAGCATATGGAGTTCCCTTAGCCCAAGTCACAACATACTCTTTACGAGTTGAACGTGTCTCAGAAACTGAAACTTCTCCAAATGCACCTTCCTCTTCTTTACGAGATACGATTGTTGTAGAAACCTGAGTTCCTTTAATCTCTGTGAAGAGAGGATTCTTATTTGAAATACCCATACTCTCAAAATATGCGATAGCCTTTGGATTATACACAACCAACTCAACAGGAAGAAGTTCATTACGGAAATTGAAAATTCCACCACCAATAATTGCGTGTTCCTTAATATTCTTCTCCTCGTTAGCATCAACTGTGCGGAACTTTGTCACGACCATATCAACATCAAAAGCTGCTCTGTCTGCGACCTTCTCCTTCAGCTCTTCACTTGCTTTCTTAATATGGATAAATCCACCATCATTTCTCTTTACACTAACGAGTTCTTCCTCACCATTTCTGTTTGAATAGAATTCATTCAGAGCGATTGCAGAATCAATCTCAATCTTTGCAGCTTCCTCGCCAGCTTCCATATATGTCTTATGAGTGCCATCAATAATGGCGTTCATAATATCCCAGTTGCCGTTCTTTTTACCTGATGTTCCAAAAGTAGGAGTAACATAAGTAAAATTAACTTCAACAATATTTTCAAAATTATCATCAGTGGCAATCTTAATTCCACCGTTAATATATTCTGTGCCGGGGTTCTTAGAAGTCTCGCCCGTCACTTTCTTTTCCAGGCTATGCTCATACAAATAACCTTCAATATGTGTTGCATTCTTCATCTTTTTCTTCATAATTTTATTCTCCTTTTATATTATTCTACTACCTTATTTTTTCCTTTTTCTGTCAAAGCATAAATCACTGGATCTTGACTCACTTTTTCAACATAACCATCAGTTACAAGTTTCCGAATCGCACCAGATACGGTTCT